CGGATCTAGTTGCAGGTTGCGTAGGCGAGGGTATTGCACACAAGTTCATGGCTCACCGTAAAGTGGCTGGTTCGTTACCCAAACCCGAAGACATTCTTGCAGGCAAAGTAAAAGAACTCAAGACCAAAGAAGTGTCGGCCATGTATTCGCTGACTACTAGTATGTGTTATGAGTTGCAAGACTACTACACAAAGAACAAGGACAAGATTGCCGAGCTCCATAAGATGGCCGACAACTTCTTGCGGTTCATGATGGATAACTTTACAACCGAAGTCACTGTTATGGGTGCGCGAGTTGCGTTGACAACATACAACCTTCCAATGGTGCCAGGCAAGATGCCAAGTTTTGATGAGTTTCATCAGCGTTACGGCAAGTATGTGTTAGCAGCAGCTGGTTCTAGTAAGTAATTGAGTCGCGTGTGAGGCAGGGGCAGGACTTGGTCCGTAAGACCCCTTTTTATTATGAAATATTTTGTTGAACAGTTAGACCGGCGACACAACGGACATGCCCTTTGGCAATACCGTTTACGGATGCAAAGAACTGTGGACTTGGAAAAGTCTCATCATAGAAATTTTCATATACTAAGGTCCTGGATGCAGGAGCAGTACGGCAATAGCTGCGAGCGTGATTTGTACGCAAATATTGCATTGGCTTGTAAAGGTTACGAACCTTTTGATCCGCCTTGGTGTTGGCATATAGATAGAGATTATCCGAATAATCTATACATATATATAAAGAACCGCGAGGTCCTTAGTAATATCACACTACGATGGGTTTGACTATAAATCCAAAACACGCTATAATGTATTACAGAATAAGGAGTAGCAATGGCAGAATCTACAGTAATTGACAAGCAAAAAGTAGTAACAGTAACGGATCCGCGCACAGATGCAGCGGCCCGTGAGAAACTGACTACTGCTCGCATTGGCTTGCTACTAAAGGCTCCGTTCTTTGGACAGTTGGCTACCCGTATGACACTAACTAATGCGGATGAGTGGTGCGGAACCGCAGCAACTGATGGACGCAAGTTCTATTACAATAGTGAGTTTGTCAACCGGATGCCGCTAAAACAGTTGGAATTCCTAGTCGGACACGAGATTCTGCATGCGGTTTATGATCACATGGGCCGGCGCGGAGATCGTATGCCGCGACTGAGTAATATTGCTGCGGACTATTGTGTGAACCAAGACCTAGTAGAACAACGCATCGGCGAGAAGATATCCGTAGTGCCAATCTTGTTTGACAACAAGTTTCGAGGTTGGAGCTACGAAGAAGTGTATGACTACTTGTATGAGAATTCAGACAAGATAGACATCAGCCAGCTGGAGAAAATGATCCTGGACGATCACCTTGAAGAAGACGGCGACGGTGACGGCGAGGATGGATCAGGCAAGCCAAAGATCAGCAAAGAAGAAGCGCAGGCTATCCGCGACGAGATCAAAGGCGCGGTTATTAGTGCTGCACAGGCGGCAGGTGCGGGTAACTTGCCCGGAGGCGTCAAGCGACTGCTCAAAGACATTACAGCACCAGTAATTGGTTGGAAGGAATTACTACAGCAACAGATTACATCGGTTATCAAGAACGACTATACTTGGGCTCGACCAAGTCGTAGAGGTTGGCACTTGGATGCAGTGATGCCGGGTCTCAAGCCTGGAGAAATGATTGATATCTGTATTGCAATGGATCAATCCGGATCTATCAGTGAAGCGGATAGTAAAGCATTCTTGGGTGAGATCCGAGGTATCATGGAAGCGTTCGACGAGTACAAGATCACGCTGTGGTGCTTTGACACCGAAGTTTACAATGTCAAGACTTACACATCAGACAACATTGAAGATATTGAAAACTATGAACCCATGGGCGGTGGCGGCACTGACTTCATGATCAATTGGGAATTCATGAAGCAGGAGAACATTGAACCCAAGAAGTTTATCATGTTCACTGACGGCATGCCATTTGGCGAATGGGGAGAAGAAGAGTACTGCGAAACAGTTTGGATTATCAAGGGCAATCCCGGATGTGAACCACCGTGGGGCATTTGGGCGCACTATGAAGAAGCAGCGAAAGGACGATAATGATTGTAGAACTTAACGAAGAAGCAGTAGACGGCTTGATTAAGAGTATATTAATTCAGGACTACAAAAATTTATGTTCAGATATAAACAATCTCGAATCCGCTAAAGAATTGCCCAAGTACAAACAGGAAGATTTACAACATAATTATCGTTACAAAAACGCGATGGAGATTCTAATGGAATATTACATTGGTTTTGATTGGCAGAGGCAAATATGAAACATGTTGGTTTGGCGGTTGGTATGAACATGATTGAACGAATTGATCATGTTCGTGAACTTGCTGACTTCTTTGGCTTTAGATTGGGTCGAGACCCTCATTCAGGATTCAGCGAAAGCATTGACATAATTGCACTATATCCTAGTGGCGATCGTTTGCCCACTTACAGTCGTGATACCTGCTTGTTCAAAGGGTCTTTAGCGGATGTTGAAAATTTTCTAGATGGTGTTCGCTGGGCCAGAAAATATGATAACCTAATAGGTGCCATGAGTGATAAACGTAGAGAACAATACGAATCTAAAGAAGTTGCTCGATTAGCACGAATTGTTTATAATAAAGAGAAAGCAGAAACTTTTAAAACTCTCAAAAAGGAATTCTAATGGAACCAGTAAATTTTGACGAAATCAAGGCAAGCAAAAAAGTAAAACAATTGATCGCCGAACTTCAAGAACGTCTTTTGTTAACTGAAGATGCACTTGAAGATATTACTCGTGCAGCAGAGATAGTTGAAATCACCGGACAACGAGAAATGCTCAGTACTTGGATTGCTCAATCAAATGAATTCTTAAAGGATCGTATCGTACGACCTGATACCAGTGTATCCGCAGATCAACAAAAGATCCTTGTAGTAACCGACGAAACTAACGCTAATAAAAATGTTACGTAACGGCGAAGCTAATCCGTTAACTGTACATGGGCTTAGAGAGATGGACCGTTGTCCGCCTCACTTTGTTCAAGTAAAGTTTGAGTTACGAAATTCTCATAAACAAATTGCTGATTGGATTTGGGAAAACTTTGAAGGCCGTTTCTGGTTAGGAGACGTTTACTATCCCACTGAAACCGGATCAATAGCAATGACTGCTTGTGCTGCATTTGAACTGCCAGGCGAAGCCAGTATGTTTTCTCTTTGCTTGGATCAAATCCAACAATCTTACTACACATAAAAAAAAATAGATTGATTTTGTTACCATTAAATATATGTAACTTTAATGGAGACAAAATGGAAGAAAATCCCCAAACACCTGAACAACCAAATCTTGCTCTTTCTGATTTAGTACTTCTACTGAATTTGATTCGAGTAACCAGCGAACGCGGCGCAATCAAAGCAGATGAACTTAGTACAGTCGGAACAGTTTACGACCGATTGTATAAATTTTTAGAGGCCAGTGGCGCCATAAATAAATCAGCACCAACCGAACAGCCCGCAGAAGAATCTGTATAAAAATCAAGGAGAAACTTTTATGTTAAAACATGTCGGCAAGCACAACGACAAGAGATGTGTTATTGTCTTTAGAAAAATTCCAGAACTAGAACATATGGCATTAGTAGTTTACAGTGACTTACTGCCAAGAATGATTCACGACGAAATCATGCGAGCTTTAGAAAGTCCGCAAGGTCAAGAAGCCAAAGAACTCAGCGACGTATTATTTAGAACTATCATGGCAGATGGTCACAACTGTTTAGAAAGCTTACATCGTAACGGATTGCTAAAAAAGGTTCCAACCAATCAGGTTCTAGTTACGCCGACCTCAACATCAAGTGTTCGTCTTGACGAACTCAATGATATTTTGGACGAAATGCAAAAAGGCGAAGAAGCTGTTAAAAAACTTCAGGAAATGGACGCCAGCCGTGGCATGAGTGGAAAACAAAAACCAAGACGTGCCGAGATCCAAGAAATTGGCGAACGCCGCACACGCGAAGCTCAAGGCAACACAAGTGCAGCAGATATGTTGGCAGGCATGCTCACTGACTCAGACTTGGCTACACAACGGTTAGAACAGGCACAAAAGATGGAAGCCAGTGCTCGACAATTGCTAGCCGAAGCAGAAAGATTAAAAGCAGAAGCACAAAGTCTAAGTCCAAAGGTCGATAATGTCGGAACAGAAACCAAAAAAACAAAAAAGCAAGCGGCTTAATTTAAATTCAAAATCTCAATGGGAATCAATTTTAAAATCTGTAGAGAAAAAAGAGATTCCCATTACTCTACTAGAAAGTGTTTCGGTTAACTTAACCGATGGCACCATCGTTAATATTAACATTAAAGAACTTCTTGATGAGGGAAACGATCCTGACGTTCTTGAAAAGATGTTAAAAACAAAACTAACTGCATTAGATTATATTATAGAGGATATAGATTTCTATATAAGTGTATCAGCAGTGCAAAAAGCAGTACAACCTGCTACAGACGAACTATTAAAAAATTTATGATTTGTACAATTTTTGCTACCGACCAAGTGGGCACATTTGGTAATCGCGGAACATTACCTTGGCCGATGCACCCGGAAGATATGGCTTGGTTTCGAGAACACACACTAAATCAAATTGTAGTAATGGGACGGAACACATGGGACGATCCCAAAATGAAAAAGCCATTGCCCGACAGAATCAACTGTGTTATTTCAAACAAGCCACTTAATATCAATACTGTACGTAGAATATCAGGTGATGTTAAAAAGAAAATCCGAGAACTGCAATCTCTTTATCCAAACAAAAATATTTTCATAATTGGCGGACCAAGTATTATTATGGAATGTAAAGATCTAATAGATTATGCATATGTAACGCATCGTAAAGGAGCTGCTTTTAGCGATGTAAGGATAGATATGAGAGCTTTTATGACTGGAATGAGAATCACAAGTAGTAGACCTAGCACAGATAAAATGTTAAACTTTAGTATCTACAAAAATGTAGATATATTCAGACCTTTATAAATGGAACAACAATACTTAAATGCCTTGCGTGACGTATTAGAAAACGGAACACGCAGAGATGATCGTACGGGTATAGGTACTGTATCTCGATTTGGTATGCAACAGCGGTATGATTTAAGTCAAGGATTCCCGGCTGTTACTACAAAAAAATTAGCGTGGAATGCTGTGGTAGGCGAACTGCTCTGGATGATTGAAGGTTCTGGCGACGAACGCAGACTGGCAGAAATCACACATGGTACTAGAGAAGGCACAGTCACTATCTGGACTCCTAATGCTCTAGCATCATATTGGAAGGCCAAGGCCAAGTACGAAGGCGATCTAGGGCGAGTATACGGAGTACAATGGCGCCATTGGCGTACTATCAAACCTAGAGCTGCCGGTGGTACCTTTCGCGATGACTTTGGTGTAACTTATCGCAGACAGGGAAACGATGTTGAAGTTCGTGAAGTTGATCAGTTAAAACAATTGATAGAAGGTATCAAGTTAGATCCCTACGGCCGAAGACATATCCTAACTGCCTGGAATCCGGGTGAACTAGATAGGATGGCCTTACCGCCCTGTCATTGCTTTGCACAGTTTTATGTGGCAGATGGAAGATTGTCGTGCCAGATGTATCAGCGATCCTGCGATATGTTTTTGGGGGTTCCCTTTAACATCGCGAGCTATAGTTTACTAACACACATGATTGCACAGGTGTGTGGTTTGCAAGTAGGCGAGTTTGTTCACGTACTCGGCGATGCACATATATATCTGGATCATCGAGAACAGGTAAATGAACAGCTGAAGCGTGAACCATTACCTGCTCCACGGCTATGGCTTAATCCTGATATCACTGATATTACCAAATTTACTATGGCTGATATTCGACTAGAAGGATATCAATCACACAATGCTATTCGGGCGAAAATGGCAGTATGATATTACATTCATTTTCAATGGGGGATGTTGAAGATCCGTATTTGTATGCAGCGTTTCCGCTGAGTGAATGGCAACAAACCGAACACGGTCGTTGGGTAATGGAAAATGTTGTTGGTGAACCCACATTTCACATTACTCCTGATATGCAAAACTATGGATACCGTGTTGTGATAACAGGTAATCTTAAACCCGAAGCACTAACATACTTTACTTTAAAATACCGATGAGAGCATTTATAACAGGATCAGCAGGATTTATAGGACACAATGTTGTACGTATTTTAGAACAACAAGGTGTAGAATGTTTTGGTATTGATAATAGGACCAATTACGGTTTTGTTCCTCAAGACGAACTTGATTATCTTTTACGAGAAAGATTTAAAAGAATAAGATCAATTCCATTAGTAGCTGATATTAGAAACACAGATGACATTCGAAGTAGAATTGGAATTTTCAATTGCGACACTGTTATTCATTTAGCCAGTTTTCCAAGACAAAAAGTAGTTGGTCAGAATCCTGTAGTAGCTAGTGAAGTTATGAGTACTGGCTTAATAAATTTACTAGAAGCAGCTAGATTTAATCGTGTTAAACGATTTGTTTACATTAGTAGTAGTATGGTGTATGGAGATTTTGAGTCAGATGTAACTGAAGATGCTGTGTGTAATCCTATTGGACAGTATGGCATCATGAAATACATGGGCGAAAAACTGGTAGAGGATTATTCCCGGCAGTACGGATTTGAATCAGTTATAATTCGTCCAAGTGCTGTATACGGTGAACTAGATGTAGAAGATCGTGTGGTTTCTAAATTCATGCTAGGTGCCATGCGAGGTGATACTTTAAAAGTAAAAGGCGCAAGCGAGGTACTTGATTTTACTTACGTACAAGATGCTGCTCGAGGTATTGTGCAGGCAACCCTAAGTAAAAATAGTGCCAACAAAATTTATAATATTACACGTAGTTCTGAACGACAATATACACTTCAAGATGCAGCCGAACTTGCTATTCAAATTGCAGGCCGAGGAACACTAGAAATTCAAGATAGAGATTTGGCATTTCCCAAGCGCGGTAGATTGAATATTGATCGTGCAGTTAAAGATTTTAATTATTCTCCTTCAGTTAATGTGGAAGAAGGGTTCTTGAAATATTATGATTGGTTCCAATCTTCGACTTATTGGCAACAGAAATTATGCATGTAATCCCTTTCTTTGGCGTACACAGACAATATAATAATTTACGCGAAGAAATATTAGACATAACTGACAGAGTATATTCTACTGGTCGAGTTCTTGACGGTGAATACACACACGAATTTGAAAAACAAATCGCCAAAAGAACTCATAGAGAATATGCTCTTGCAGTCAACTCCGGCACACAGGCATTGATATTTTCTTTATTTGCCACTGTTGATCACACGCCTTATTCAGTATTAATTCCTACACTCAGTTTTGTAGCCACTATCAACAGTGTGCTCATGAACAACTTTACGCCTGTTTTTTGTGACGTTGATCATAAAGGTTTGATTGACTTAGATGCATACGAACACAAACTAGATAACAGTGTTGGTGCTGTTATGTATGTGAATTTGTTTGGTAACTGTGTCAATTACGATAGATTTAGAATACAAACAGAATTTTTTAATGATAATTTAAAAATAATAGAAGATGCAGCGCAAAGTTTTGGTGCATCTTACAAAGGAATACCCAGCGGAAAAATGGGCCATGTAAGTGTACTCAGTTTTGATCCGACTAAAAATTTAAACAATTATGGATCAGGCGGAATGATTCTCACTGATGACCATAACATATACGAAACATGTAGAGCTCTTAGAGATAATGGTAAACCTTTGCATGACAATGCCGGTACCAATAGCAAGATGAGCGAAGCCGACTGTGCCCAACTGTTAGTCAAACTGAAATATTTTGAGAGTTGGCAACAACGTAGAACTGATATAGCCAATTATTACATTGATCAATTGTATCAATATTGTGACATACTGATACCTAACCAAGATGTTCAACATGCTTGGCATAAATTTGTGATTAGAACCAATGCCAGAAACAGTTTGATTTATCAATTGTCATTGGCCGGAATTGAAAGCAAAATACATTACGAACATGCACTTTACGATATAGGAGTAGGCTTTAATTACATTGACTACAGTAGAGATCTTTATACTGAAACAGCAGCATTCACAAGAGAATGTGTGAGTTTACCAATATATCCTGAACTTACTGATGGTGAAGTAGAATCTGTTGCTGCTGTTATTAGGAACTATTTGTCTGATTGAATCTTTCTCGTAACCACGCCCATTCAAAGCTCAACATGAGTTTATCAAGATCACCATCAACTTCGTTGTAGTATTTAACTGCGTCAGCTGCGCCCTTTAAACACCATTCAGCAAAATCTCCATTAGCAACTGTTAACCAAGTATCTAATCTATATTCAGTCTCTATAGTGGGTTGCGTTGTCATGAAGTGTTTGAGTTTGACCACTTCTCTAAATGCTGTACGCCATGTGGTCCATGGATCTTGATTAAATCTTGCTACTCCGCTCAGTAAAGGCACAGATTCGTGCGGCTGACTTAGTGTAAAATCAATTCCCGGCGAGTTGTTTTCTAAAACTAATTTTTTATTATAGGCGATCATGCCTTGATGTCCGTATTCCAAGCCGTTTAAAGGATTACGAGAATTAAAAATATAATGCTTGGGTTGTTGCCAATAATCTGGTTGCCACTCGTACCATGGGAAGGTATTGCCCTCTACTTCTAGTTTTGCAAATACAGCAAAGAACCAAGGTGTCGTACTGGCTCTTGCTGCTGCTTGATAGGCTGCAACACGACCGTTAACTCCACGTATCCATTTAACATCACTATTGGTCATGTACTCAGTATGATAAAACATTAATTCTTCATCAGGTTCACCGTTGCTGATAAAAACTATGTCTAAACGTTTGTTTGGTGTTTTGGTTTTATCTTTTAAAATATATGGATAGTCGTATATTTGTGTTTCAACAAAACTTTTTGCATCTCTAGGAACTAAAGATGTGCCACCGTTGCATGAAATAGGTACAACTACTCTGTCTTTAGCACTCCAAAGACATATTGTTTCTTCCCGGTATATAAACTCATTGCTGTTAATAAATGTAGCGTAAGGAAAATTAAATTCATAATTTTTAACTGCCTCTACTACAGTATCACCATCATATACTACAGTGGGTTCTCGAAATCTATTAACCGTTTGATCTGTGCAGTAATTTATAACATTGAACCAATCTAATAATTCTAGTTCATATAATTGCTGCTTGAATGATCGTACATGAATATAAAACGTATCACCACGACGTTGTGTTCCACTGGCAAACACATGTACCATTTCTTGTTGTGAAGGATCAGGATGCCAGGTAAAGTCAAATTTGCTGTAATCACAAATACTGCTTGTAATCCAAACAAATTCAGTGGTAGCAAGATTAACTATACGTTTGAACACATTTAAGTGGTTGTCAACATAACGAGTAAGTTTTATATCAGGAAATGTTTTTTTAAGATCCAAGTACTGTGTTTGACTTTCTGCGTTAAGAAAGTCCATGTAGAATATTTGTGTAGCATTAGTACGGATTTTTTGACTGCTGACATATTTTATTCCAGCAGTTCCTTTATAAATAGGACCGCCGTCTTGTTGCCAATTGGTAGGAAAATGATATTCGTAATCAGGTTCTAATTCATCAGGATGCCACGAGTAATCAAAATCATTGTCATTTATATTAGTCGGAACGATCCAAGATGACATCTCAACACAGCGTGTGACTTTTTGTTCTGTTCTAAAATGCCATTCTTTATTTTTAACAGTTTCTTTATTGGCTAGATAAGCTCCGCCTGTACGTTGCCATTGTGTACCAAAACAATGAATATGAGTTTCTTCCCAAGGAGCAGGACGCCAATCAAAATCAAAATTGCTGTAATCATTACAGCCATAAATAAACCAGTAGAGCCTAGTTCTACTCTTCAAAGCAGCTTCTTCTAAATTGTCAGCATACTTTTCAAAAGCAAATAAATTTGGTTTATTGCCTGAATAAAAAACGTCAAACATGTATAATATTAACAGTCATTATGAAAATATTTTATCTTATGCTAAATCTATTATAGCACAACCAACCTTGACATATCTACACCCTTTTGGTGCTACGCAACCTGAAAATTTAGAAATTGTTGACAATGGTGGCTTTGGTCCATTATTATTTTGTTACGACCAAGAACCAATTATTGAAAATTTTAATGACAACTTGTTTCATACATCCTGGCAAATGGTAGATGATTATGGTAATGTAAAACCCTCAATATTACTTAACACAGAAAGACATAGTGTAGCAAAAAATAAAATTCTCGAGAAATACAGATTTGTAGATTGTAATTACTTTTTCCACGCATTTGCAGCAGCAGATTGGTATCGAGGTTATAGATATTGCACTAGTATATATCCTCTGCATCAAAGAAAATTCAAAAAAAAATTTATAACTTTTAACAGATTGACCGGTGGAGCAAGATCATATCGCAGTATTTTAGTTGCAGAACTTGTTAAAAAAAATTTATTAAATCAAGGATACGTAAGCTACAGTTTAAATTGTCCTCAATACGGAAGGTATGACAACAATTTATATGATTTGGTCAAACAATATCAATTGCCGTATGATTATATACAAGAATGTGTTACTACACTAAATTCATTGAAACGCAAACTGAACATTGATAATTCCAACGAAATTAGAAATGACAGTCAAACCTTAGGGGCACTGTCTTATATGATTGATAGTTTCTTACATGTGGTAACTGAAACTTGTTTTTGGGAAGAAAAAACTCATTTAACTGAAAAAATATTTAAACCTATAGTGGCCAAACAACCCTTTGTTCTATTGGGTTGTGCAAACAATTTGGAATATTTAAGAAGTTATGGTTTTAAAACTTTTGATCAGTTCTGGGACGAAAGTTATGACACAATCGAAGATCCAATGCATAGATTACAAGCTGTAGTTAATATAGTGGAAAATATTTGTGCTATGAGTCTAAACGAGTTATATATTTTGCAACAAAAAATGTCAGAGATTTTAGAACACAATTATAATTGGTTTTATAATCAAGAATTTATCGACAACTGTTGGAAAGAATTAAAAGACAATCTTAAATCTGCAATTGCTCAATTACCACCCCGGATTTCTTTAGAAACTCCACTCCAGCCATATCTCTATAATCTGTACAAAAATAAAGAGAAGAAATGCCCGACTGATATATAAGTTTTGCGCATTCAATACAGGGGCTATGAGTCACAAACAAACTTGCGCCTTCTCCGCTTTCTACAGAACGTGCCAGTTTGGCTATAGCATTTGATTCTGCATGTAACACCTCGTCTTTGGTCTGCAAAAATCTTATTTCTCCATTGGGCCATTTCATTTCATGTTCGCAGTTGTTATCCCAACCCGCTGGCATGCCATTATACCCAATGGAGATGATTCTATCATCTTTTACTATGATGCAACCAACTTTTAATCTACGTGCATGACTAAGTTCAGCAAAGGTTTGAGCAGTTTGCATGTAGGCCCGTTTAAACTTCTCTTTCATTCAACACCCATTTGTTTGCGAATTGCAGTGGCACTGATTGCCTGTGTTGTATCATCAAAAGTTTCTTGCTCAATTATATAACCAACATCTCGACCGTAGGTAATATTAACAATGTTAGGAACTACAATTATTTTATACCTACCTTTGTACTCAGGATCTAAATCAGCACTAATATATCTTTTGACTTCTTCTAATCCAAATGGATTGCTATGGTTCCACCCTTGGCAGTCTCTGATCATAATACACACTTGGCCTGTTTTTTTAATGGCACGTTCAAACAATGCACGATGACCTGCATGCCATGGTTGCCAACGTCCTAGCATTTGTACAGTAGGTTTCCGCCAATCAAATGTAGGAGTATTTTCTATTCGAGCAGTACCGTTGACAATCGATAGATATCCTTCACAATACACGTTCCATTTTTCTACACCGTTTTCTACAGTGACATCATCACGCATGGGTACACGAATATCTATATGCTCCACCAGATATTCTACACCGTTTTCAAACACACGCCAAACTTGACTACTATCTTTGTGTTGATGATTGAATCTTATGTGATATTTGTTCATGTGTAATCCTTAGGTAATGGATTGTTGAAATTAATTGTTGTTTTGTACTGTTCAGTATCAATATTCTCTAATGGAGCTTGTGTTATTCTTGCTGTTCCATCTACAATAGAAATATAACCTTCACAATACAAATTATAGCTGTCAGTATCATATTCAAAGGTAATGTTACCCCTACAAGGCACATTTATATCTAAATGTTCTACTAGATATTCTGTGCCCTGATCAAAATTCTCAAACACACGCCACATTTTTCCGGTGTCGTTATGAGCACGATTAAATCTTATTAGATAATTGTTCATAGATTATCCTTGCCCATCGTCCTGCATCTTGTTCAGTTACTCTAATATCATAATGATCAGGTGCAACAAATGCTCGATTAGTATCTTCAAATCTGCCCTCTGCGATGGTATCTACCCAGATCAAAAAATGTGGATCGTATATGCTGCGCATTTCAGGTAAAGGGCACACAAAGTCAGCAACAATGTAATCTCTATTAGATACATCTGCTATTTCACGCATGCGGCGACTCTGACGAATTCTCCCTTCGTAGCTAAAATCCCAGTCATCAAATTTTCTCCTAATTTCATCAGCATTCAACCATAGAACATCAGGACTAAAGTAATTTAGTAAATTCAAGGCTAGTGTAGTTTTTCCTGCACCAGGTAAGCCCATAATTAATATTCTAGTTGTCATGAAAATACCTAACTGATTTTTTAAAATTTAATTTTTTATCTTCTATATGTTTTTTAAGTTCTAATGCCCATTCATTATGAGCTAATTTACCTGGGTGTATTTTATCTTTATCAAACCAATTATTTTTTTTGGTGATACTATATATATTATTTGTTGTACAACAATTAGCCCAATTGATTAAATTAAAAAATTTTTCATTTACATTTTTTAATTCTGAAACATAATCTTGATAAAAAGAAAAGATATATTGTACTCCTAGTTGTATTAGTATACTTTGTAAAGAAATTACCTTTATTAAAAAAGAGTCTACCATTTGATTATAACTTATATTTTTATAGTATGGATCAAATAAGTTCACACATTCTTTATCATTATTTAAATAACCACAACCAAACACCCAATCTGTTTGAACCAAGTCTTGATCATTAAAGGGATGTATTATTTTTTCAGGCCAGTCATTTTGCTTGTGCTGGTAATTTGAAGTATAAATGGTTTTCAAATCCTTTTCAGTTCTGTAATCTATTCTATGCGGGTGGGACCACATAATAATGACTGCATCATAATTTCTCAATGATAATTCTGCAACTGTAGATTCAAAAATATAGGTATTACCAGCACCAGACTGTGCAAGATTTATCAATTCAAAATTATACATTGATTGTAAAGCATACGGCCAACTATCAGGTCCCCTGCTAAAGCTACAGCCATTTGTTAAAACTCTCATGAAAACACCCGTACTCCGTATTTACTTTCGAATCTATCTGCGTCTGCTCGATCATTTATTATAGGCTCTCCTTTAATATTTAATGAAGTATTAAGTAACATAGGACAATCTGTTAGCATGAACCATTTTTCTAAGAGTTCTCTTATTCCTGAACCATCCTTAGGAACCGTTTGTACTCGACTGGTCCCATCATAATGGCAGATAGCAGGAAAACGGTTAGGATACCTGCACTGAGCCACTGACTGCATATAACGGTTATTATACCACCCACTGCGGAGAACAAAGTACTGATCAGCCATCTCCTCCAATATGACAGGGGCAAAAGGTCTGAATTTTTGTCTGCGTTTGATTTCATTTACTCTATCCTTAATGTTTGGTCCTCTTGGGTCTGCTAACAAACTTCTATTGCCTAACGCACGAGGCCCGAACTCAGCACGACCGCTAGCAACACCGCAAATCCCGTCAGATAGCAAAGTGTCAAGAACAGGTGTAACGGGATATGGACCCGGAATATTGTGGCCAAGATAAGCATTGACCCAATTAACACGACGCCCATAAGCGAGAGCGGCAGCGCCAAGACTGCTACCAGCATCACCAGGATTAGGCATAATCCAAACGTTTTCAAAATACTCTCCTAGATTTCTATTTGCTAAACAATTAAGTGCGACACCGCCCATGTAAACAAGATTTGTACTCCACCCAAAGTCTCTAGCACGGCGCATTACATTGTATACCAATCGCTCTAATACTTTTTGTGCGGCGGCTGCTATATCTGAATCATGAACATCTTTGGAAAACCCTGCACTGTCTATACCGATGTGTAAATTTTGCTTGAAAGTTGCTTGCCATTCATTTTCTACTAATAAATCTTGTAACGAAGTTGCGTAGCCATTTCTACCATAAGCACTCATTCCCATTAGAATGTATTCATCCTCGTTTGGCTTGAGGCCCACACGTTCGGTCATTGCCGAATAAAATAATCCTATGCTGTGAGGATAGCGTTGACTCCATAATTTTTTATATTGTGCAAAACCTCGATTATTGTACTCTGCTCCCCATATACTAATTGTATCCCATTCTCCAATTGCATCGATCACTACCACAGTTGCACGATCATACGGACTGGTTTGAAATCCTGCTGCGGCATGACTCAAGTGATGGTCATGGCAACTATATTTTGGAATTATAGCATCATTTCCAAATTCGTTAGATAATATTTGTTTTGTAGTAAGTCGATTCCATTCAATGCCTTCGCCGCTATATGCTCTACGCAGTTGCTTTTTCCACGGCTTTTCATAATAGGCAATATGCACAATGGGGCCATGCTTGTTGATGTCACGCACTAAATCTTGATGAATGTGTGCATCATTTTTAATCTTGCTGTAACGTTCACTGTGAGCAGCAAACAGTATTTCACCTTGATGATCTACTACACTTACAGCAGCATCATGGAATCCAGCACTTATTCCTAATATGTTCATAAATTTTATCAGCTATTATTTCGTGCCCTTGTTCTAACGGATGACCGTTTGGACCATGCGGTGTACCCCAAGTCCACTCAGCAACACTAGTTGACATATCACTTACAAAAAATGATTGATCAATTGCATTTACTAATTTGGGAAAATTATTACTATACAAGTTGTGACTTAAATTTGCGCCACATGAAATAAACATAACACAAGGAACGTGATTGAGTTTGCACAAACTCTGCACAAGAATAATTTGTCGTAACCATTTTGCATAATAATACTCTGGAGTATCATACGCGGTCATATGTTTGATTAAACCTATCCTATGCGTATCGTCAAAGAATGATCTAAAATTCCTACCTGCCCAAATATCATAGATACCTTTATCGTCGGCAAATTCTTGTCTATTACAATCTGACCAACCAATGATAACCATTTTGGACTGATTTATTACAGCGTCAATTGCTCTTTTGACCATGCGATTGTTTCCTGTAGCAGGTCTTCCTTTGTTAACGATTTCTTTATCTAATTTTTTAGCCAACACCGACGGCCATGCTAGCTCTTGGGATGATAGTTCATCTCCGAAGGTAAAACTGTCACCAATTGCGTATATCATTTATATATAAACGGATCACGTTTTCGTAATTCTCTCAATTTACGGCGATATCTTATTTCTAATCGAATTCTGTTCCATAGGTTGCGTAACCAATTCATTGAATTTTTCCTTAATTAATTCAGCTGCTGCTGCGTGTGCCTCTTCTAATGGGTGTGTAGTGCCCATTTGATATTTATTTTCCGCAGCCCATTGATAAAAACCTCTTGGGTAATTTGTTTCATTAGGTTTAGATCCTGCGTCAAAGAAAAACCATTTATTCCAATCAATCTGTTTATATATTGTATCAAGAAAAACATCTTGTTGTCTTAAAAAGTTTGGGTGTTCAAAAAAAACATTATCTGCTGAAACAAACAAATAAGGAATATTATTTTGTGCAAAATAGAATTGCAAAAATAAAATTTCTTTCAAGCTCGAATATAATTCATAGTACTCACTGTTACCCACATGTTTAAAAAATACTTTTGCAAACTCAGATATTCCTGTTAGTTTGGCAGTATTAATATGTTTTTTTTGAAAATTTAATACCTGTTCGTTTTTAGATTTAAATTCCGCCTCAATTTCAGATGTATTATCTAGCACTGACCAAGAGTTTATACTATACCACGGAGAATTTTTTTGTTTTGTATCATAATTAAATCTAAATTCGTAACGATTAAAAAATGTCCAAGTCACCAAAGCCGCAATTTTTTCTTTTTTTTCTTTCAGCTGCTCACATGTTGTTATGACCATTCTACTTATAGCATTGTTAGCATTTCCTGACCAGGCGGCGCAAACATATTCCATGTTGTTTTGTTTTGCCAATAAAGCAGGATAGGTGCTCATGCTATATCCCGGAAATTGGTCCTTTAATTCAGCACCGTATACAAAACTGTCACCGCCTGCTACTAAAATCATATCCTGGTCTCATCATATCTATTTGCATTTGCTTATAATTAGAATCGGCCCAACTATATTCAAACGTGTTACTAACTCCATCTACTTCAATTTGATAAATGTCTAAATGACTACCTAAAATGTCCCATACAATTTTATGATCCTTGGTACCAAAGCTTTTTAATAGATCAACTTGACCGATTGGCAAGTATCCGCAACTCAATCCGGGATCCATATAATCTCGACCATTATCCGCAAGCCAACGTCTAAAATTATCTTGTTCTGTGTTATGCCATGGATGAGGACCTCCGTATACTACATCATTACCCCATTCCACATCAAACTCGCCTGAATAGTATTTTAATTCTGTTATTGCCTCACACACCGTTTCAGTTAATTTTGGTGCACCTTCATCTCTAAATACTTCATAAAATGTTTTTCCAATTTGAGTCCAATGCATATAAACACCGCCTAGTACTCTATCATATCCATTAACAGCAAACAATTTTCTATGTTCATCAGTTAGGTTGTATCTATTAGCATTTAAAAATGTTGTAATTTGACTGGGTCGCACCCAATACGGAAGTGTAGCAGCTTTGCGTTGACTTAAAATTAAGTTTTCCATTTCATGGCAGATATTGTTTAACTGCCTGATTGCATACTTTGTTTCGTAGTCGGCTTCACAATAGTAATCACTCAAAGACCAAACTGTGCCTTGCAAAACTTCAAAATGATTATGTAGCCTATTTAATATGTCGTGGTTGAGTCCATTATCTGTATAATCGAATGCAATAACATTTTCTGGAGTATATATATCCTCAATTTGATAATCATCAAAAAAATTGTTAATAGTAGCAACAGCAGAATTTAACTCGTTACAAAGATATTCTAAATTTCTTGCTGTATATGGGAACCCCATAAAACAAAAGTTTTTTTCAAGTAAATTTCCTGATTGTAACAACTCTTTGAGCGCCAGTACCCAGTCTCGAGCTAAACTATTATCATGAGGAATTATACTATAATCAAATTGATCCTTGTAATTTAAAGGGTCTCGTAGTACAACTTTAACCAATGGCCGTCCACCATTCATATACGTTCTCTCTCTTTGATAGTATTTCCTCCATAGTTGTTGATTGTGTACGAATAGATTCTAATTGTAACATGCGAGCTTTGCCTTGAGCAACTCCTTTAAGATAAGCATCAATACCATATTGCTCTTGAAAGTTTGGGCGTGTTTTAAGTTGAACTAATATATCTCGTAATGAACCAGCCACTCCGGAGTCTAAGATTTCATCTACCCAGGAATCTAAAATTGATCTAGGTAGGGCTAATGGTGACATAATTATATCCGGTGAGAAACTAAACACAACTTTGGCAAGGATATCTACTCCTAAATCATGACCTAACTTGTGTATATTAACGACTTCAAACATACCCGGAAGAGTAAGTGTGAAGTCTAATCTCATTTGTCTTGGGTGTCTAGCAAACGCAACTCCTGCCTTAAAATTTTCAAGCCACGCTTCATAATCAAGGCCTGTGCGGATATATTCTCCAATTCGGCCTGTACCATCGATACTTGCGCAGATTTGCCAGTCGCGCAGATGAGCAAGTATATCCCTATAAAGATTACAATTTCTAAAATCAATGCGGCTAAGATTAGTATTGTATCTAGCATAAACATTTGGTCCATCTCCCAGTTCAATAATTCGCTGCATATACCGCCAATGTTGTTCATACATTAACGGTTCGCCGCCCACCCAATATACTTCCTCTACACGGTGGTCCTCTACTGCTGCTGCAAACTCGGCTTCAATCTGAGTAGTCTGGAACTGTTCAATTTGTTTTTTGATTTCAGGCCGCATCCAATTGTTTTTTGGATCTTGCCAATTGACCATGTCGTGTTGTCTTTGCTCACTTTCCCAACTACTAGACAACATGTCGCCGCACATACGGCATTTGAAATTGCAGAGATTACTAAATCTGTAATCCCACGAAACAGGCTGCATAGTTGTATATCCCGTTTCATCTGTGCTCTCTAACACTTGCAAATACTTATCGCCGAACAGATTATTAAAATAACTGCGGTAAACGTCAGTGTTTAAAAGTTTGTTATTACAAACTTCGCACTCGGGCAATGTTTCTCCGGCTAACATACGACGCCGTACACTACGCATGTGTTCGCCGTTCCAATGCTGTTCTAGTGTAATTGGTACGTATTGTCCTGTTCCGGAACTAGTATCAATGTATTGTTGAAAATTTTGTGCAGGTTCTCTGCTAGCACAACACATTCTGCGTTCTGTCTGTGGACTTAGATAGGTATGAGTCCATGGTGCCATACATAAATTATACTGCATAATCGTCTAAATAATTTTTGCAATTTTCTTTAATAAAATCAATCACAAATTTACTAATGCTTTTATGCCCATCTGTAGTAGGATGCCCGTCCTCTGTTATTTGATTTTTATTGTGAGCAAAGTCAAACATGCCTATATGTTTATTAAATGTTATCCAGTTGGATTTTCTTGTATCTAAAGCCAGTTGAAACCATTCTGGAGAATAATCATAAATTGCATTATTCATTAACATAAAAAAATAGTTAAATTTACGTAATTCTAAATACGATAAACCTTGAATGATAGTGACCGCCGATAAAACATCAACTTTTTGATTGCCAAAATGTTTGCCGGTGATCCAACCAAATCCTAAAGTATCACTGATATGTGTTATGCCATTGGTATCAATACAACACAAATTTTTGTTCACTTGAACGTTTGCAGAATCACTAATTGCGTCATATCTATGCATTCCAGTTATGTTTATACCTATGAGCGTATTGTCAGGTGTAAGTGTTTTATTATTTTCTAACACATAGATTAAATTAGTAAACGCAGCTATGTTGCCGCCGCCAGGTATAGCCAAATTAACGAACTTATCTTGTGCAGGATTCATTTCTGCAAAACAAAAGTGTGGCCATACACTACCTTGATTTTTCCAAGCATTTTTGTTACTGTGGGGCAAAGGAATCACACCTGCTGTAAAGCTACATCCTGTTGTTATAAAATTTTTCAATTAATACCCCATTGCCAATGCTATTTCTGAATGTGTATTTTTAAAATTTTGTTTTCTATAAGCATCAGCAAGTTTCATTTTTTCTAAAAATTCTTCGCCATTACTACCTGATCCGTTTTTAATAAATTTAATTATGTTATTAATTTCTTGTTGATATTTTAAAGTTTTCCAGGAAGTAGTTTCTAGTTTATTCAAAACAAGTTCTTTAGCAGCAGAAGTCAAATTTTGAACACTCATGTGGTCCGGGCTGTGTAACATATTAAAATATACATCATTAAAATTTTTTGTTTCTGCCCAATTTAAAAGTTCGTCTAAGTAATAAACATTTTGAATGTTTATTGTAAAACACAATTGAGTGGTAATATTTTTATGCAATTGTCTATGGGAATGTATACTATCTATAATATTGTTTGCTGTATGCCAACTCGCACCATGTCTTTCGTATTCAAATCTTTCTCCTACATTATCTATGCTGAAAGCGATATCTACTCTTCCAAAATTTTTCCACAATAAAATCAAATCTGAAGGCCATTGTGTTGCATTAGTATTATAATGAATATCTATGTTGCCGGAGTAACCTTGTTCAACAGCATATTTTAAAAGTTCAATGTGTTCTTGTATAAGCCAAGGCTCTCCACCGGTAAATTCAATGTAGCTAATATTAGGAAGTAGTATTCTTAAATTAGCCCAAAAATTTGTTTCTGGATTACGTGGCCATGCGCCTTGTTTGAGCCACTTGTATGCAATATGAGTTTTTTTATCAAAATCTCGAGGCATGTACTCTAATTCTTCAGCTGCCCATTTACTACTAGACCATGACCCACATATACGGCACTTTAAATTACAAATATTACCGAGCTTGAGATCTAGAAACCAAAGTTGATTTGGTTGATCATTTTCCCAATCAACCTTTGAATAGAGTTCTTTCAATCGTATTCTACTGTTTATTCGTTTGCTTGTTCTTCCTGCAGCTTCCTCGTCCCAACATAATTTGCATGTGTCAGGTTTTTTTCCTGCGCGAAACTGCCTACGCAAATTCTGCATGTATTCGCTGTGATATATAGTTTCTAAATCGTCTTTATTAAGATCAAACTTGACGCCATCGGCGTTGGTAATTTCTTCTCTAGCTAGACAACAAGGCCTAGCAGTACCAATAGGACTGGTTTCTATGCTTATCCACGGAAGCATACAGATTGTTTTAGGCAAGTTCATTAAATTCAGAAAACACTTTCCAAAAATTTTCGTTTCTTATATCATCTAGTTTTTTAATTTGTACCTTAAAGCTTTCAAATTCAACAGTTTGTTTTTTTTCTTTAACAAATTCTTCAATTTCTTTGTTTATGGCTTCGTCGTCTGTTCTTTTTCCTAGTTGAAAATCATTCCAGTCTGGCCAAGATGATCCTTTATGGCTTTCATATTCAAATTGATTTATTTCAATTTGTATATCTGAATTGTCAGTTTGAATAAATTTTAATAATGACTCATATCCATTTGTAGCTCGTTTCAATGGATCAATTGGGCGCAACCATTCAATATGCCGTTCATAGGCAGGTACAATTATCTTATCTTTAAATTCTTTAGGAAAAATATTTGCACGATACCAATTTGGGCTCTGACATAAATTGATATTAAAATCTTTGGCCTTTATTAACCCTAAGTCTGTCCATTCTTTGTGAAAATCGAGCACGTGAAGCACGTTCATTGCACTCACTGTGGCACTTATATAAAAATCAACATGCGGAACTTCTTGTATCATTCTGCGACGATTTTCTAAAGTTTGTGCCCAATTTGTTCCTTTGCGCATTAACTCGGCCCTCTCGCCACTTGCATCTAAGCTAGCACCTACACTAACATTCTTGAAATACTTCCAATAGTCAAATACATGCTTATCTTTATATCTTAATTCACTAAAATTTGTATTATATTGAATTCTAATATCTGTCTTGCCATGTTCAATAAGCTTTTCTAACAAGAAATAGTGTTCCTTCATAATTAAAGGCTCACCACCGGCAAAATAAACTTGTTCAAGATATGGTATATGTGGTAGCATTTGCTCAAGCATTGCGTCCTCGTTGCCTGCAGTATACTCAACTCGTGCCATTTCTCTTCCAAGAACATCAGGCTTACGATTGTACATTTTTACATGGTCGCTATACCAATTACTACTAAAAATTGGTCCACAACTACGACAACTAAAATTACATAAATTACTGAATCTTACATCCCAATATCTTATTTGAAATTCAGGATGAGTGCCATCAGGGTTAGTTTTTTTTGTATCTTCAATATGATGACCATAGGTTTTATTAGCGTCATTTCTGAGTGAAAAAAATCCATGTTCTTCCCGTTCGTAACAATTTTTACATTCTTTACTGGGAGTTTCATTCAACATGTTTATTCTAAGTTTTTTAAAGTTGTCATTATTCCATATTTCTGCCATTGTATTTTGTCGTAAATTACCAACTGGATGCCAATAATCTGCAAAACAGCAAGGATATGCCCTTCCATCAGGAAATCCGTGTAAATGAACCCAAGGCATCATACAAAATACTTTACTGTCCACTAGCTTAAATTTTTGATCGTTTGTAAGAGTATCAAAATTAACATGTAATGGCTTTACTGAATTGTAATCATAACCTATATTAATTTTAGCCGAGTTTTTTTCTAAGTTCAAGATTTCTTCTAATACACTTTTATTTTTAATATCTACTCCGCTTATATAAGCATCATACGATGGCCAATCTTCGCCAGCAAACATTTCGTAAGCTTCTTTGTTCAATTTATTCATAAATTTTTATACCAATCTTGTAAATTAGGAAAACTTGTACAGAAATCTTTTTTCCTTCTTATATCATATTGCTGATAAAATTGTTTAAAATCTTTTTGTAATATTGCTTGTTCTGCCGCATTAGCATGTGGTGTTTTAACAATATCAAGATAGTCAATTAATCTTTGCACATGGTTGATTTCGTGTTGATGTAGCCATTCGTTATTGTTAGCTTCCAACCAGTGTTCTAACTTGTTTTTATGTGTTGTTCTAATTTCGTCCGGCAACACCAATGGACTTTGAAACGACGGGAATCTTAAAATATTTAGTGTGAAGTTTGGATAGTCTTTTCCATAACACATTTTCCATTGTACTATGCAATCTAAAAAATCTGTAAGACTTTCTAAACATAGAGCATTAACGGTACACATTATGTGCAAGCCGCGTAATTTATTACCAACTTGATTATCTAATATAAGTTCTATATTATTAATCCAATCATCCCAGTCCAATCCGTCTCTAATATATTCTGCATGAGCGCCGACACTTTCATTACTAGTGTATAAGTCAATGGGTGAGTCCACACTTGAAAATAAACGATCGAAATCAACTTGTGCTCCTAGGTTACTATTGATTGCTAGTCTTGTTTGGCTTTTGCCTTTGTTTTCTTTGAACCAATCAAGCAGTTGCCAAGTATATCCTGACATTAATGGTTCGCCGCCAGTTATACGCAATTCATCTAGTGTTTGATGGAGGTCTGACTCCCACCATTCGAAGAAGGCATTGACATATGGGTTATCTTGACCAAATTTAAACAACTGCGCACTGTCATGGCTATGAGTAAAATGATTCCTACCGTCAGACACAAGGTCCATGTAGGGTCCATTTGTATTGATGTCTTTGACCCAAGTACTACTGAACGCAGGATTGCAATAAGAGCAAGCAAACTGACAAGTACGGTCAAAACTGATTTCAAGAGTTCTAAGATTGACATCTTCTGAAGCTGGTGTTCTATATGCACGATCAAGATCCTCATCTGAATAGATTACTGTTTTGTAAACACGATCACTGATATTATCTCTACCAATGTCTTCAATCTTCCAACAGTATTCACAACCTGCTGGTCGTTCACCCAGTTGCATTTGTCTACGTTCCTCTTTCTTTTTAGGCGTGTTGTGCAATGCCCGAGGATTTGCTTGCACATCTGCTATTTCAACCTTGTGAGGCAACGGATGGTGACAACTTGTAGTCATGCCGCTACCTAACCATATAGTCGCATTATACCATTTTGCTCCGCAGAATGAGTCTGACTTGATGTCAATAATTCTGCGCTTGTATTCTAAATCTGTTTCGTTGTTAATTTTGGGCATGATATCTGCATTCATCCCAAAATTCTTTCATTTCAGGAAAAGTATTCAAAAACCAAGTACCTCTGCGTTTGTCGTGCTCATCAAAGAATCTAAAAAAATCTGCACGTTGTATTGTAACATATTCGCGATCTAATTTGCTACCTTCTTGCATCCAATCTACCGCTCGTTGCAATCTTTGTACTTCGTAATCTTTAAAGCCTTGAAATGGCTTTTCTGGTGTTTCCAGATTGACTTGCATCCAATTGACTACGTCTTGTAGCCTTTTAGTGTACACCGGTGGCAGTATTTGTAAGCTTTGCCATGTGGGCTGTCTTAATATTGGAGTATCAAACCATACACGTTGATATGTTGTACTATGGCATCTCCGCAAAGATAAAATAGTTTCTAATTGTCTTTTTAATCCTAGTACACTAAGATTATTCATTGTAATAATGAATGTCAAACTATTACGATGTGGTATGTGAGTTAAGAAATAATCAACCCTGGCCAACACTCGATTGAATTCCATACCATGCCTGATATATTCAGCATGTTCAGGTATGCCGCTATCCAAACTCACATACTGCATGAAATGTTCAATATTGGTTTTACATAATTGACTGACATAACTAAAATATTGTTCCCACAATTTTTCTTCTACACTGAAGTTGCTGGTAACATCAATATGCAAATCAGGTTTGGGAAACGCCAACACATAATCAAACACACGATAGGTATTGCGATCCATTAACGGCTCGCCCCCGGTCATTCTAAAGTGTTTGAGTTTTGGATATAAACTTGGCCACCATTCCCAAAAGGCATCAACATACGGATTATTTTCTCGCACTGGTATAGGTCTTCGGCGACCGGTAAAATGGGAAGCATCATTATGAGTAGTTGAGGTGGGGTATCCTCCAAAACGTCTAACTTCATCATCCCAGCTACTACTAAACTGGGGACTACAATAGGAACACTTGAGATTGCAAGCATGATTAAAATTGACTTCCACATAGGAAGGAATACTATCCTCATCACCTGTAGCATTTGAAATTTTTTCATAGTGTTCTGCGGCCCAAGGCTCACCTGATCTGTAGTGTCTGTCACTTAAATTTCCTAAATCTTCTTGTGTCCAGCAATAGCTACATTCACTTGGTCTCTCATGCCTGAGCATGATTTTTCTCTGTTCTTTTTTCCAAGGAGTGTTATGTAATGCACCAGGATTATCTTTTAACAAACTAGCATCAATTTCATGAAGAGGAGGATGATAACAACTATTAGTTAATCCTGTAGGTAAATGTAAACTAACTTGCTGCCACTTAGCCAAACAGAGGCCGGGACCTAAACGATCTTTCATTTGTTCAGCTGCTGATAAAAACTTACTTTTTGTCATTTTATTTTTTTGAAATCGTTGGCAGTTAAATTTAAAGCACAGGAATAGTTATGTTCAATTGTGTCTTGCATGTCTAAATACATTTGATACAACTGATCACTGTTTTGCTTTGATAAAAAATTTATAACCCTTTTAATTTCAATTATCTGCGATATATCCGGATCTTCAGAATAAGCTTCATTCCACCATTTTGAAAAAGTTTTGAATCCTAACTTTTCCATATTTTTTAGAAAAAATCTAGGTCCTTGTACTATAAATGGCGTTTTTAAAAGAATAGGTCGGAAAATTTTTTCAGTTGGAAAAAATGTTTGACCAGTGTGATAAGTTTCGCACACTATTTCTACAAAAAAATCTTGATACAGTTGTACAAACGATTCTTTATCATTAACTAGTAATTGTTGAGCAGGGTTTAACAATAAACTTTTATCAATAACAATGGAATCAGTATTACTGGCCTTAATAGGACAATGCTGTAAAAAATCACTTTCCATAGAAACATCTTTAGTATTATACCTTTTGACTATTTCTTCCAATCCTATATTGCTTAAATGCAAATCGTCATTTAAATGAAAATGATAATTTATTAACGATTGCTCCTTAAAAAATTTATGCAAATAACTAGTCAAGTGCAATCTGTGTACATTTCCTCTGTTTATAAAAATTCCAAAATGTTTAAGTTTGTTTTTTTTGACGGTATTCGCAATGTAATCCTTGGCATTTTTTACTAAATGTATAGGAGGATGGTATACTATTGATATTTCTTTATGCTGTTCCAATATGTTTGCAGTGAATACAGTAATATTTTTTAAAGAATAATTAAATTTATTAGCTAAATGATCTAGAAAAGCATATAGACCCAATGATTGAATATCAGGACCTTCTTGAAGAAAATCTAAAGCGAATTTTTCTCCTAATACAACACTCTCTGTTATTTGCGAATAAATCAAAGACTTATTCCAAATTCTATTATCTGATGTTTGAATTGCAATTCTTTTCATTTAAAAATCCAGAAATTTGAAGTGTATATTTGTTTTCAAAACCTGCATTAGCACTTAGATGTATAATAGAACTGTCCCACATAAATCCTTCGCCTTGTTGCCAATTGTCATCAGTAGTCCAATTATTATCCTTGTATTGAATAAAATGCCCCATTTTATAATCAGTCAGATAGATGTTTGCTCTAACTTTTAACTCTTTTCTATCAGGATATAATTTGTTAATTTGATAAAATGTATCTCTATGTAAGGGTATGATATTTCCTGGAGGTTGACAAATTGTACTAATCGTAACCACCTCCATTCCTAATTGTTGTCCAATCTCCTCAAAATTTACCTGTGTATTGTTCCACCATAACTGATGTATTCTTGTATTATACATTGAATATGTGGCTGGAAATCCTCCATATTCCTGATGAATATCTACTAGTTCATGTTGTTGATGTGCAATACAACTTCCGCTATGTTGTCTATAATCTGCTTCTAAGAAAATTGAAAAATCATAATTGAGTTTAATTTTTTTTAACATTTACCATCCTTCTATTCGCCTGATTACATCCATCTCTGTCATCATGATTTCGCTATTCCGCTGACCGAGACTGTAGTGATGTTTAAAGAATCTGCTTTGTTCGGCTGTGTAAGTTACTATTGGTAAACCTAATCTATTTTTTAATGAATCTTCAATTCTCTCGCAACCTTCTCGAGGATCTTCTTTACCAAAGCTGGCCCAAAGTTTCTCTAGCATATCAAAGTCTTGTACTTGATGATAATCCCACCCTTCCAGCATGATCATGTAAGTACCTAGCCTGGCACCGTACATGGCCCAATAACCGTTTTCTACATCTGCTCCTAGTGAGTGCCAAATGCATAAATGATCGTAATTTCTCTTGTTAACACCTTCTTCAAATTCTTGTAGCGACGGCTTGTGCCCTCTATTCAAACACATCTTGACGCCTTCTCTAAATCCTGCTCGCCATGCTTGTTTAGCACTACCATTAGGATAAGTTGTGCTATAACAGTTGTGCATGGCTGTATATTTTGGGTTAAAACAAAACTCTACAGCAGTTTCCTCGTCGCCAAGGCTGGCTTCGTGTGTACGCATGTTGAACACAAAATCTCTAGTCCAACAACTTACGCCACCATTACCATATCTTAGACCATTTATAACATTCCTTGCCTTCCACCTAAAAACGTGGTCATGATTTCTTTCATCCAACGATAGTTGTAAGTTAAAAAATTCTGGATCCGGAATATTGTCTCCATCAATGAGAACGAAACGGTCTGTGTCGCTGGCAGCGGCGGCTGCTTTATGCGCTGCATCAGACCCTTTAACTCCATCAACTCTCTTTGCCCACGGCACCATGTTTTGAATTTTGATCCAAAACTCTTCTTTTTTAGGTTCATCATATGTTAAAAAAATGCAGTCTAAATCTGCAATATCAATTATTTGTTTGTTCATAATATTCTATGTCTTGATATGTTTCATTGTGTTCTAACAGCAAGGCAGCATGGCCTTGCACTGTTTTGTACCCTGTTTGGGATTTTTTCAATCTTGACTTGTTTGGTTGTTTGGGATCAAGGAGTATCAACTTGTTGTTTTTTACTCTTAACAAAGTTGTGTTATTTTTAAAAAACTCATTTGGATCCGATAAAACAATGTAATTATCCCCTTCAGGGTGATCAGTTTCGTAATAACCAATTACGGTGCCATCTTGTTTTTCATAATATAACCTGTTTTCTACAAATATTTTTGGTCGTTGCTGGTCGTATTGTTTTACTAATAAAAAAACTTCATCCCAAAATTCATTGCTCATAAAATTTTATTATTTCATCAGTTATAAAATTTTTATCATAATAATGTAAAGGATGATATTGATTAACATTGTTAATTCTTATCATTCCTTGATCAAATTCTGTAACAAACACTTCTTTAAAACTCAACTCATTGTCAAATTCGTTTATTGCCGGCTTCATATGTACAAAGTTTATAAAATCAACAGTTGGTAAAGTACACAATTCTTGACCAATAACTTGTGCTGCTAATGCGAATACCAAATCAGTACTTGCAATATCTTCTCTGCAATTTTGAATTTGATTTTTGATATTGTTCCACATAGAAAAAATACATTTAACCTTGTCAAAAAAATCTTTAGCTGTTCTACTATATCTAAAATACATTAATCCATTGTACGTATCCGGTAATAGATTATCGTCAAATGTTTTCCTATAAGTTCTTACATGGGCTGTTTCTTGTCGATAATTTTTACATCCCACACTCAATACCAAATCGCGTAATCGAAAAGTCGTGATCCAATGATCAATACTGCGTGTAAACAATAAATCACTTTCTAGCTTGATAGTTTCCTTGAATGGGGTTAAGTCAAATACAAACGCTTCTGTACCATATGGCCCGTAGTTGTGAGCAGGTGCTTCTATCACATAATCAAACGCTTTCCAATGTTTATCTGTGATCTGTTTGTTGGTTTCAGCATCAACAATCACAGCAAATTTATTGTTCTTTTGAGTCTTTTTAATACACAAAGCCTGAACATAGGCCAAATTTAAATAATCAACATGTTCAGTGTTACAAGCCACAGTCAAATATCCAAGTTGCTCTTTATGATTCATCAAGTAACCTGTCAATTAATCTAGAGAATTTTTCACTTTGCAAATATTTTTTACTCATAACGTGTAAATTTGTTCTTGGAACAACGTAAGACTTGTTACAATCTTTAATTACTAAACTGTGTTTATGTATTTCTATGTTGTCAATCACTTGATCTACATTTAACATGTTTCCTAGAATTGAATTGGTTTCTAGGTTATATCCATTTAGAATTATATCAGCTATGGCAAATGCATAATCGTTTCTAAAAATTCTTTCTTGTATATTAAACAAACACCGATAATAATGAAAGTTTTTTTGTATACGACCTATCATGTCAAAATACAATTTTGATCTTGCAGTTTTTCTAAAAGCAAAAACAGTGGCCCATACATAGGGCAGACTGGTTTCCCCCATCAAGATTGGAAACTGGTTAGTTAATGCATAACTATTTCTTTGCAACAAATAGTCCCAATTGGTATCAAATATTTTATTGAGATTATCATCTAATATCAAATAATCAGCATCAATCACAATAGTCTCATCATATGGTGAAAGTTCATAGGCATGATGTCTTCCTATGTTTCTCCATTGAATAAAATCGCCAGAGTCTATGTCATACCTTGAATTGTGTGAGTTATTTTCAAATTCTGCATCTGTAATAATAGTGTACGGCAAACCTAAATTTTTACTAGCAAGTTGTAAAGTACGTTGAGCTATTGATACATAATCAATAGTGTCGACATTGTAAGCAAAAGCCAATAAACCTCTAGATTTTTCTAATTGTTTTAAGTTCTGCATGTGCTTGATGCCACCGATTCATAACAGTTTGATAGTGTTGTTGCGCTGTAACCAAAAACACCTGACGATTAATTTCAATTGGGTTTTGATATACGTCCTCCAAATATAATTCTTCTATAGGCCATGTTTGCACGAATGCTAACAGTTCGGGAGTAATTTTAAACATCCCTCCGTTATGAGCGAGATGTAAATCTGTTTGAATTTTTTCACGAAGGATTTTTTTGTTTATTTGGAAATCAGTGGCCAACTTGATTTCAGTAACAATATCGTCAATTGTGTTCATTGAATGAATATAAAAAAGGTTAGTATAATTTTATACTAACCTTGTAAAAAAGTAAAGTTTTTTTTAAGAACCTTGACGAGTAACTGTTACAGCACCCCAGGTATTTGATAAATTTGTGGTTTCTGGATAAGATACGTCTACAGTGACAGTAGGAGTTACGTTGATACCGTCGTCAAAGCTTAATGCACCAGACCCTTGACTGGAACTGATATTGACCCAAAAACTCAAAATTGTGCCATTGTCGTTGTGTTGTCCTTGCGGGCCATTGGTTCTATAAGTTATTGTTACCGAGTCAGAAGTGTAACTGCTGGTAGTAGAAGTAACACTGACCAATTGAATATTTGCAATTGTGGCCCCGTAGTAGCCTTTAGCTGTATCATTGCTGTTTAGTGTACCACCAGTGCCAGTTCTTCCACCGTTGGTATTAGCACCAAATGTAGCAATACCACCTGCATATGTAAACAAGTTTACCACAGCAGCTGATCTTGAATTGGCGCCGGCATTGTTTACCGCACTGCAATTGAATTTTAGTCTGCCGCCAGCATTAAAGAAAAATCTTGCTCTATCCGGACTTTCAAATTGCACGTTGGCACCAAAGCTTCTAGTTTGTGTGGCACTAGTGGATGCAACAGACCATGCACTATATGCTGTTAATGAATTATGATTGGTTATAACTGCAGAATTGGTAGCGAACAACAGTCTATCTTGATTGAGTCTAGTTATAGTTGTTGGCAGTCCGCCACTGTGACCAATAATTTGTCCTGCAGTGTTTGCAGTAAGACCGGAGCTGGTGTTTCTTATATGTAAATTGGCACTATTGATATTGTTTACAAGTGTTGCCCACTGTGTGGCTGTGACTGTACTAGAAACAGCAACGTTACTAATTGGAGTTTGACCGTAACCTCTACTTCCGTTTGCCCATGCCCAAACAGCATGAAAAGTATCTGTATTTGTGCTTGTATTCGTACCTAATAGATTGTTATAGTCTGTAGCTTCAATCAAACTACCTTGTGAGTAAGCCATATTTTATTTCCTAACTGTTGAGTTTGACAATAGCTTCAATAGTACCTTCTCCATTGTCTAATTTATCCTGTAAGCTTCGACCAATTACATTAAACGGTGAAAGTTCATTTTTTGCGCCAGCTCTAGCTAAACCATTGCCTGCACTAACTAAGCGATCGCCTTTACGGATCTTTCCTACTACTCTAACGGGAACTCTACCATTTACTGCTACTGGTGGGTGGGTTTCGTCTGAACCTGCAGCTCCATTCATGAGATAAGCTGCTCTTGTACTTATGACGCCAAACACATCTTCACTCAATTCCTCAGCGGCTGCTGTGATCTCTTTTGCACCACCAAGTGCAACAACTGTACCAGGATCATATGGTTGATCAGTTTCAAATCTTTCTGCCAAGTCAGCATACTGTGCTTGTACAGAAACACCATAAAAAGTGTTAAACCACATTCCTGTGCTGCCTAGATTAACTGTGGTATTTGACGTAGGCAGTATTGACCCTGACGCAAATACTGTATGAACATTGGCATTTGCAGCAAAAACATTACCAATCAACATACTCTGACTGAAAACATTGCTCCATCTATTAGTAGTATTGCCCAAAGTGTAAGTTACATTGGCGCTGGGATTTAAACTTGCTGTAAATGTACTTACACCGGTTCCACTACCAAGTTGGTTGTCAACGTAACTTTTTGTAGCTAATGTAAGAGCAGGCGACGAAACTGTGGGGTTGGCATAGGCTTCGGGTAATCCTGTTTGATAATTTCCACGCAAGAATGGAGTTTGAACACCTCCAGTTTTTAGGCTTAAAATTAAATCTCGATTGTTTGTCTGATTTCTTAAAGTTACCACACCGCTGCTGACAGAGCCTACAAAATCACCAGATTGCCCAAATGTAATGCCCCCATCGCTGGCAGCACCACTCAGTGTTAGTGCTCCTGTGATTGTGCCTGATGTGTCGTTTCTCAAGAAACTGGTACCTGGTACTTTAACTCCACTTACTGATAAAGATAACGCAACATCTGCATTTCCGTAATAGGCCTGACTCAAATCAGTGCTTAAATTCAAGCCTCGGTTGATTTGTGCAAATCCGCTTACGGCTGTAGTAAATGTGTTTTCCTTGCTCCAGATACCTACTAAAACATTGTTAATAAAAAACTTTAAAACCACGTAAGTGGCTGCTGGACTCAATGCAGCCACAGTGTCAGGAATAGCACCTGAATTACCAGTTGCAGTTGTAGCAGCTGGTCCAATAGTAATCCAGGTACTGCCATTCCATACTTTAAGCTGGCCGTTAACAGTATCATACCATTGTTCGCCTGGTACTGGTGTAGTATTAAAACTACTGGCATAGGTCATTGTGGCAATAGTTTTCCAAACTGCATTAGCTGTGCCTTTGGTGGTTGCTGTGTTAATGTTCAGGTATTTGCTTGAAGTGTTCCACCAAAGTTGTCCAGGAAGCGGCGCCGATGGCTGACTTCCGTTGGCAAAATTTTCTAGCAATCTTACCATGTTTTGATTCAAAAATATACCGTAGCCGGGATAGTTTTTACCAACTAGTGTTAGACTGGTGTTTGTGTTATCAATTGTTCCGTCGGGCAATCCACCACTAATTAAATTAGTCCCGTTAGTTAAGGTAATATTGTATGCCATTTTCTAAAATTCTCCAACTTTTATTATTTATGCGTGTATTATCAAGCAAGTAAAGCTTATATTAACGTTATGAGTAGTTTCTGTTGTTAGTACCATAATCGTTTGGATTTTCAGTTGCAGTTGAATCTACACCTCCCGCCCCCATTGTTTTCCATTCATTATTTACTTTGACAAAAACAGAGTTGACTGCTTTCCATACTCCACTGACTTTTACAAATACTTCCGGAATTTGTTTCCATTCTCCACCAACTTTGACACTGCTTAATCCAAGCGGTTCAATTTCTAAAACTACACGGCCATCTAAACCAGGGTTTCCTGGTCCAGGGTCTGTTGTAGTTGAATAGTTGTAAACACCTCCCCGACCTGGGTGAGCACCCATTCCATAAGAAACTGTTGCTCCTATGCCACCTGCACCCCCTTGACCGTACCTTGAGTTGTAATACTGCGTGCCTGCGCCTGTTGTGGCTGGATATACGGGATAATTGCCTCCACATTCACCGAAAAACCCTGTTCCGCCCCAAGGGGTGTATCCGTAATGGAATCCCAGGCTATCCCCTGATGCTCTACTCATGCCACCTTGGCCGCCCGGATAACCACCGCCACCACCACCGCCACCGCCACCAACATCACTGGCTGGTACGTCTCTACCATTTTCCCCGCGTTTGTCACTGCCTATTGAAATTCCTATTATTTTAGATATATCAACATAAGTGCTATCTGAAATTCCCTCTACTGGATCAAACGATCCACCTTCGATGCCTATAAATGCATGACCACGTCTACGCTTGCCCCATGACTCGGTTCTAGTAGATCCAAATTTTGTTTGAAGCACAGCTCGCTCAGCTGCCGAAAACGCACATGCATCAGCTGACAATAAAATTAAAATTTTTCCTGCCGGAACAGAATTCAAATAGCCTTCTAATCCAGAGGTCCATGGGTTAGCCCAGGTATCAAAACGTCTATAACTTTCTAATGCCAAAGTAGTTGGATTTACAACAGCCACGTTGTGTCCCCTACCGGTTGATGCAATTCTACGAGTACCTAATGTAAAATAATACCTATCCCAATTGCCACCATCTATATTGTAATTTGAACTATGAACTGTTATTTGAGTATTCATAGCATTTTTAGTTATGTCAGCATTTGAATCACCAGTTCCTTGAGTGCCGTTTGCAAACTGATCTGGGGTCATGCCAGACCCGCCGCCACCGCCACCACCACCGGCAACAATTACCGGGTTACTGTTGACCAATACCCCTGATGCGCCACCACCTCCTCCACCGCCAGTACCGCCACCATTGTATTGCGGGGTGTACCCACCAACACCATAATATCCTGAGCGTCCTCTACCGCCTTGTCCGCCTCGACCGCCGTTGTAGCTTTGTGTTGCTTGACCACCTACCAATGTCCTACTAGCACCCCCTACACCACCAGGTGTATTACCTCCATCGTATGGAGCGCCTCTAAAAACTGTACTTGGTTTACCACCTGACCCTACAAACACTTCTACCTCATCGCCGGCCTCGACTGTAAAGGTTGTTGTATTGTACAAGCCCGGTGAACCTCTACCACCAGGTGCTGCATAAGTGGTGCTTCCGCCGTACCAGTTACTAGGCTGATCATATCCAGCGCCGCCTGCACCTCCTGCTCCCCATACATGAGCGGTTATTATGGCAGGGTAATCTGCAGTGAAAACATATCTACCAATAGCACCAGTTCCAGGAGTTCGTGTACTCCATGCTACGTCACCAATGGACGTCACTGTTTGAAATTCTGAACCTTGTCTAATAGTAAGGACTGAACTAACTTCTCGAGAAATAGTAACAGCGACTCCGGCCACATCACCCCCATTGTTTGCATTAATGACTATATCCATTAAGCCTCCGGGGTGATATACTCTGGTGCTTGTTCCTAAATTAGTTCTATTAATACCGGTATCAAAACGGTACAAGATAACTGTCGTTCCGTTTACTGTAACCGATCCGCCATTGTCAACTGTGCCAACGACATAATAATAACCTTGTTGAAGTTCAATCTTGCGTCTGATCGTTATTGACTCAACTATCGAACGATCGCTATTCCAAACAGCGTATGTGTTTTGAAATGAACCCCAACGGCTGTCTGATCTCGGCACAAGTGTTTCAGTACCAGGCTGCACTACATATTCTTTTATGATTTTTTTTCCGGACATGTCAAGGAGTGTACTTAAACCAAAAGTCGCCGTTGTTTCCTAAAGCGTTATTTGGGTCGCTTGTGCTAACAAATTTTCTACTGCCGTCCCAATATTCTGATCGAATCATTACATAGTTAGTGGTTGCAATTTGAGTTGTATTTGCGCCGAATGCCGCGGTGGGTGCAGTAGGCGTTCCAGTTAGAGTAGGACTATTTAATGGAGCCTTTAGTGCTAAATTTGCTGTCACTCCTACATCAATGGCAGTGTTTACAGCATCAAGTCTATTGTTTACATTGGTTATATTTACATTGGCTGCATCTACTCGTGCATTGGCAGCTGCCACGTTGGCAATCATGGCAGTGTTGACTGCTATGGTCTGATCCCGTCTCACTACTAAATTGGCGTTGATAATATTTACATTGGCAGTTAGTGCAGTATCTATTGCAGTATTGATGCTGTTCACCCTAGCAATGGTATCACGCAGTGCTATCTGTGCATTTGCGGCTATTATATTTGCCTTGATTTGATTTTCTTCGCTGGTTCTTATTGCCAAGTTTGCATTTATAATGTTAACATTTGATACTAAATTTGTATTGGCTCTTGATTGTAGTGCTTGTAATTCGCTGTCTACATAAAGTTTTGTAGTTACACCAAAATTTGTTGAGGCATTACCATAAACATCAATCAATCCTGTATTACCATCAACATGCAAAACTCTTGAGCTCACGCCATTCACATTTGCATAAAAACTTACATTACCAACATTGGCCGAATTGGTAATTTGAACATTGCCATCTAAATCTTTTAATGCAAAATTATAAGGGCCAAATTGTATGTTTCCTGCTACATCAAGATTGCCTTGTATATCACTACCAACAATAACCCAAGTGTTTGCAGTAGTGTAAGCTTTTAAATTGTTGACACTGGTGTCAAACCATAATTGTCCATGGATGGGATTGGCTGGACTGTTACCAAATGCAAAGTTCTCTAATAGATGTACAAAATTTTCGTTTGTTTGATCGCCATAATTTTGTACTAACCGTCCAAACAGTGTAAGACTTGTGCTAGTAGTATCTTTGGTACCATCTAATACTACAATTACTGATCCGTCGGTTTTATTTACAAAATATGACATTGCGTTTATCCTATGCTACTTAAATTTGTTAGTGTTTGAATTCGTACTGTATAATCAATCTGTATCAATCTGTTTAGGCTTTTTTGTACAGGATGAAATATAACATGTGTTAACAACTTGCCTGTAGTGGCCAAGCCGGATGATCCATCGTTGCTACGAGCTTTTAAACCCAATTCATCAAAGGTATATGTATCTTCTAAATTTGTGCTGTTATCAAATGCACTTTGCCCAGCGGGTTCACCGTAATCTAACAAACAACTTATTACAATATCTGTGTAAACACGGCCCGGCACATGCCTAATTTCTATCTTGTTTCTAGTTGGGTCGGCATTTAATGCGCTGGTATTATCTACAATTTTAGCAAAAGTTGGATTATACAAGTTACTGTTACTGGTGTTTACATTAGGCGGCAGATAATTAATAATACCAGTTGGATCTACACTGGTACCACCATTACCAAAATGCATTTCGTAAATGTAGTTCTGTCCTTTGTTTGCTAGATTGTAAGCTATTGCTTCACTAATATTTTCATAGTGAATAGCATTACGTTTATCAATGTAAACTTGTCCAGATTCTGGATCAAATATCTTGATGTGACCCTGAACGTGTATGCCACTAACTTCGTTGGGCTTTGAATTGTTTTCAGTAGAATTTTTGTTTAAATCTTCCATATTTTTATCCATATTACTATTTAGTTTGGCATCTGTCATGGTATATAACTAGGCTCCGATCTAATAAATTGTGCACCTAAAGTAGTACTGTTTTCAAGCGTTGTGCCAAATTGCTCCCAAATGTTACTACGCAACAGTGGAGTGTTCGATAGAACCACGTTACCATTGGCGTAAATTGATCCTAGTGTTGTGATAGACAACACATTTGCTGTGGTGCTTGAAACGCCATTGGTCAAACTGGCTATGTTTACCCTTGTGCCTAAATTTGCAGCAGTTTGGAAAATGCCAGTTACATTTCCAACAGCAACTACATTGCTGGAAATTACACTACCTAATATTCTCGCGTTACCAGTATTACCAATAAATTGTGTTATATAGTCACCTATATTAGCTGTTATGTTTGCGCTCAGTGTCAGCTTAAAAGTTACATCGGAAGTCACCTTAACATTGCCTGAAACTGTCACAGGATTAAAAATCTGTGCGTTTGGTATCAACTGTGCTGAGCTAGAGTCTGACACAGTGTTTCCTGTTAATATAATGTTGGCGATGCCTGTACCATCTACACCTCTACGCAATTGTCTTAACGAATTCAATTTGATCAATTGAATATTTGCCGAGTTTACGTATGCGTTTGCGTTAGCATACACATTCCCCTTGGTGAGATAAACGTTGCTGTTTAGTGCAATTAAGGTGTTAACAGGCACATTGGTGTTTGCTGTCCAAGCTACAGCAGTTGACATTTTGGCAAAATCATATTTTTGATAGTAATATATTCTTTCGCCGTTAATAAACACTATACCTGGGTTTCCTAGCTCGGCACCCGGAGTTGGTAACTTGCTGGCATCAACAACTAAAATTTCGTCATCAGCTAAATTTAAATTGGCCGACAACGTTGTAGTTGCATTTGCACTTATTCTAGTATATTCAATGTTTGCACTCATTGGTTGGAAAACTCTGTAACCATAAGTGGCGGTGTTGCCGGCGGTGTTACTAAACACTCGCATTTCCACAGCATCATACAGTCTGCCCGGAATCAATTCTTCAGGTGCATGACTTGAGTACGCATCTACATAAGCACCACCAACGATATTGATATCCTGCGGTCTGATACCCAAGTTACTGTCTAGATATGTGCTGTAAATGTTTGAATCCAGTGAGTCTTTGAGATCTAGATAACTAATTTTGACATCAACATTACCGCCAGTGTTTATTTCTGCTATGTTCGATGCCACTGTCACTCCGTTGATAGTGACCGCATTGCCTTCGGATACTGCGAATGCCGGCGTTGCATATATGATAGACAGATATTGTGAATTGACCACAGATTCTAAAACATAGGCATTGGCAGTATTGTTAGCCTGTGTAATCCAATCGCCCACGTTGGCGGTGACAGGATTATCTAACAGTATTTTCCATGTTGATTCAACTGGTTGCCCGGTCAATGTCATTGAATCTCTACTTACATTAACAATTGTAAAATATCCATTGTTCTGGAAATTAAACGGAACATTGGCTTCAATTCTAATGCTTTGATCTACTTCAAAACCTGAATTAACAAAATCAAAAGCCGCAATATTACCGCTGTCAATTGTTAATCCTTCGTAATTGAATGAAACAATGTTGCTAGAGACTTCAAATGCATTAGCTCTAAAGTTGATACCTTGTACAAAGTTACCAGGATAACTAACCCCATTTATCAATTGACTTAGATTTTTTCCTGGCATACCAACTTCAGGATCATAATATGCTATTACTCGGTCAATTGCATTCAGTAACACATTTCCACTATCAAGTTTGGAATATCTAGTATAGTCAAATACGGCTTGACTGGTCACATTGGCGTTAGTAGCCAAAAACGCTTGGTTATTGTAAACAACAATGTTTCCTGAAGTTATATAAACGTTACTTGCATCAACTGCTGTATTGCCTGCTACCACTATAGTATTTGCATAGGCCGTGTTTGGTTGCCATACAACAAGATTACTTGTGTAATCTACTCTATCAAATTTAAGTGTAGTATCAATGCTTCTTACTAAATTGTAACTTAAATAAGCTAAACTTAAATTTCCTGCAGGAGCATAGTATTCATTTTTTAACAGTGGATATGCAGTTGCACCAACTCCGTCACCATTGATAAACACATTTGGTGTCGAAGTATATCCTGATCCAGGATTGGTCACTGTAATTCCGCTGATTTTTCCGTTGCCAAATATTGTGGTAATAGCAGCAGCACCTGAACCACCGCCGCCGGTAATTTCTACATTTGGAGGCAATGTATAATTTAATCCAATATTTCCAATTATGTAATCTGTAACTTTGAATTTGTAGTGATCGTACCAGTCTGAATATAATTCGCTGGTAAACAAATCTGCATCCGCAGGATTTGCCACGTCCGGACTTTTGTACACTCGGCTTTGACTGTCATAAGCACTTGGTAAATCAAAATCAGTCCAATTTCCATATGCATCGTCTTGTTTTCTATAAATTGGAATGTATTCTCTAACGATGGTTCTATAAGGTTTTACCTCATTGATATAATCATTGTAGAAATTTTGATTGTCTCTAACATAATTAGGAAACTCCGCTAATTCTCTGAGATTATGAAATACGTCAATAAAACTTGTTTTAAAGATCCAGTCTGGGCTCTTTTGCTCGGCAAAAATGTAATTGATTAAAGTAAGGAATAGAGTGTTAAACTCGGTGCTTAAATCATTGATCAAAATTTCTCTATAAACACTATCGTAAATATTTTGCAGTTCTTTAACTGGCTGAGAATCGTATTGATTAGTGTCATAGACTATGCTATCGTATCCTGCTCCTACGCTGACATCATAAACAGTAGAATTAATTTGTGCTGTGCCGTTTTGAGCTGCAATTAGATCAAATGAACCATCGGCTAACACTTCGTAAATTAACCAAGTTCCTTGTCCACTGTCCAGTACTTTTATATAATCTCCTTGGGACACCAAAAGAGCCTGAGTATCGCTGTAAAGATTGACAGTAAAGTTTATGTCTTTGCCGTTTACAAATGATTCAGCATACCAATCTGTTGGCGTCCAAAACAAAGTTGTTGCATAACTTTGTAATTTAAACACCTCAAAACTGTCTGTAGCGGAATTAAAACTGTAAATGCTCCATCTTCCTTCATATGTACTATCACTGGTTATTAACACTTTATAACCATTAGGATAAGCCTCTGTGTCAAGATATGATAAATCGTCAACGTTGTCTGTTTGTGTATCAAAACCTGATGAAGGTAGAGGATCATTTAAGTATAAAGAAAATGGATTTCTTGATAATAGAATAGGATATCTAATTAAGATTTCATTAAGCGTTTCTACATAATTTTGTAATGCTGGTAATCTATTTAAAAGCAATGATTGTCTTGGACTGTTTAAGATTCCTAGCTTGTTCTGAACTGTTAATAAAGGATCTGGTATAGAATAACCATTGATATCAAATCCACTCAAACTGTCTTTTAATTTTGTTATCACTCTTTGAGGAATAGATTGTGCATCTGATCCTTGTTGCACCAATTGCCATTCGTTGTGAATTAAATTGGTATTTCTAACTGTGGACGTATTCAAATGTATCGCAATATCATTTCCACTTAATGTTTCAGTTATGTTATAAACTGCCACAGCATTAGGCTTTAATAAAGCAAGATACGGAATGTCTTGATCTTTTGGATTAGTAATATAAGATTCAAGAGACTTGGAACTCAATGTTCTTAATGCTCTATTAACATCTACAGTTGTTTTTCCGGACACCCAATAGTAATATTTTTGACTAATAATACCAGTTACTGGGTCTACAATTGTTACAGATGAATAAGCAGAATCATCTGCGTACCTTGCTATGCCAGTACCTTCAGATATAGCATACTGACTTGGTAAAAAGTCACTTTCTACCCATTCATATACTGTTACCTGGCTACCTGGAAATAGACTGCCCCAATTTTTTACTCTGTACTGAATCGAACCTTGTTCGTAATCAATAAAACTTACTGTTGATAAATCAAACCAGGTTTTACCCACTTGCTTGTTTGACCAATAAAAGTTTGTGTTATTGATTGTGTCAGATCTATTAGAACTATTATAGCTGGCAGGATCATATTCTTCTTTGAAATCCAATTCTTGTTCTACTACTCCCAACAGTTTGCCTTTAGCTGGATCCAAATAGTCAAAAAAGTCTATAATATTCTGATTTACTGTGTTGTATATAAATGAACTATTTACAGCACCAATATCTACTCTTGGTTCTTTATTCCTAATCAAGGTCCATCCAGATTTTGAATTTTGATTGTAATAAAAATATATGCTGCCGCCTTCGGGTACAATGTCATAATCATTGGATACACCAACTGTCAAATACTCGCCTCGCAATGCAATACCGGCTCCAAAATTAAAACCTGTGTCAAGATCCGGTCCTGACAATTTTTGCGAATATGCAAACAATGAAGGGTTGTCCACATCCTCGTATGGGTTGGGCATAAGATTGTATAGGTATACTGCTCCGCTATCTGTGATAAGTTGTACAAACTTTGTACCAGTTCCGTCAAAAGTTGTTGCTGTGCCTTCGTTGGCATCAAAAGTAGTGAGGATAGCTGTATCAGCTCCGTTACTACCAATGGCCAATGTATTGATGGTCTGATCAACTGTTAGTGATGTACCAAAGGTTTCTCCGATGCTTTCTGGATGCTTAATTGTTTGAACAAATTTATACTGCTGTATACCTAGATCAGACAGCGCGGTTCCACTAGATTTGCCATTTAAAATATTAAGTTTTTCAGCAATTACTACTACATCGCTGATTATTTTTAATTTGTTGTCTACATTAGATGCAGTTACCCCTGGTATGTTGGCACCATTGATATTATTAATAACAGAAGCAAGTGTTGTGCCTGTGAATGTAACTATCACATTGTTGATACTGAGTTGATCTCCTAGCGTAACTGTCGGATTTGACACTGTGCCTATTATTTGACCATAAACTCTACCTACATTGAGACATCTAGTAACCAGACCTGAAATATAATTGGCTTCTTTGTAATTAGGACTAGACACATATAAGTTACAACCGCTGTTGCACATGGCTAGCAAAGACCCAAATTTTCCGCCTTCTAGTCCAACTGTCTCGGGATAAATTGTTTCGTCGTATATAATCTGATTGAATTCTACTTTTATACGATTTCCGGGTGCCAATACTGGAGTTCCTGGGTCACCGTACTGAATTGAATTTGAGCCAATCACTGTATACAAAGGAGTTACTCCAGCAGGTGCATTTGTAATATCGTAAATTAATTCATCATTCAGATATACTCTATATACTGGTCCAAAATTATAAGGAAACGTAAACGTATTTGTTACACCGTTGGTAACAATCTCTGCCACAGTAACGTGCCAGGTATCAACAGTTCCAGCATTGACAAGTGAGTCGACTGTGGCAGTACTAGAACCAATTGCAAAAATATGGCCAGTGGTATCACAGGCCAATGCCGAACCATAACTTGAATTACTCGTTCCTGAGATACTAGAGAAAAACGAGTATTTGTTTATTCTCCTTAATATAGAAATTTCAAGCCCCACAGTGGGAGGAGATGTAAATGTAAGGTTGGTTACAGTGCCAACCGTGCTTACAGTAACAGTAATATCATTGGCTGGCGAGGCTCCGCCCAGACTGGTTCCTGGTATAGTAAGTGTGTCGGCAGCGGTATAACCAGTACCAGCATTCTCCAAGATAACTTCATACACTAAAGAAGAAACATCAAAGTATTTTTCTACAAAAAATGTAGCGCCGGATCCAGAACCGCCAGTGGCAGAAACTCCAGTATATGTAGCAGCAGATCCTGTTGCAGTTCCTGTAGAAGTAAATGCTGTAACACCTTGTGTGGCTGTACCTAGTGTGTAGTCTATGTAAGGAAAATATTGTGAATTTAAGGTGATTACATTCACTACAAAATCAATAGGATAAGTTGCAAATTCACTGAGCGTGTAACTAGTAGCACTTGAAGTAGTTATAATTTGCACAGAGCTCGACCTCGGATAGTCTAAGGTATAAGCAAAAACTTTATCAGATCCTGGCATAGCCAAGCTTGCGCCAAACTGATCTCCTGCACCAGGCGTGTCATTGGCCAATATTTGTATTAAAATTTGATTTTCAAATATGTACACAGCGCCGCCAGCCAATGAATCAGGAGCGCCTACAGCAACGAAGCTAACACCGTCTACGGTAGCTGTGGCAATAACTTTACCAAAACTATCCAAATTAGCATTAGCGCCGGAAAGGAAACCAGATGCATCCCATGTGTTTGAAATATTTCTAGCAAATACACTTACTCTTCCTGCACCACTATCAGGGGCACCGCCATATAAAAATAAAGCGTTGTTGTCGAATGCAACTGATCTACCAAAATGATCGTTACCCACATATTGGCTTGATCCCAATTGAATTTTGTCTTCGTATTCCCATGGATCAGTTTTTCTATATACTCCCCAATTGCCTTGACTGTCTAAGTTTTCTACCCAAACAGTATCATTAGTGATCCAACCTTCGTAAGGTATATTGTTTACTAGATCGACAGGAGTATCATATACACTACTTTGTAATTTGTATAAAATACCGTTGCCTATTACTGCCTCGTTGTCAATAAGCTCTTGTAAATTTTTCGCAATAGTAATTAAAATTCTATCACTGTCAATCACATAATCTACTTTATAGATACCGTCGTATCTATCATCAAATTTGGTAAGTGCTACTAGATCATTGACTTGTAAACCATGCGGAACGTTCATGCCTAGCTCTGCCTGAGATCCTACATTATATCTTAAAAGGAACGGTATTCCAGGTATGTTAGTGGCTCTAAACACATTCCATTGATTGTTTAAATCTTTGGCAGCCCATATGGTATATCCAACCCCAATATCTGAAACAAATGTTGATTCACTGGTATCTTTAATATCAAAAACTGTTGCGTCAACATCGTCAAGATTGACAAATCCAGCCACAGGCAGTGGTTTTAATTCTGGAGGTTCATTTCTATTTTCAACTCGTAAAAAATCAGATGTAAAACTACCACTTCGCTTGTAAACATCAATTTCCGTAAACGACTTGACATCAGTCTGAGGATTAGATGCAACATCTACCAATTGAAATACCGCAGGATTGTTATCAAACTCTGAATCAGAAAGTACGAATTCAATAAATTGATTTATGTCTGTGGAACCATACTCGCCAACTCTCACTGCCCAATTTTCATACAAGTTTAAAGGACTAGTATCCAAGTTGTTAAATGTGGCTCCTTTTAAAGCATTGATTGCGTTTAAAGATCCGCCTTGTTTTATTAAGCCTTGATAAAATTTACTTTGAGTAGTGACGTCAATACCTAGATTTGTAAAATATTGTCTAGGTCTAAATCCAATTAATCCATTACTGAACAACTGAATTTCTTCATTGATAGGTTGATCATTGATATCGTAAAAACGAAGTGACTGGGCTGCATTTGTTGCCAGGTTGTTCAAAATACCAGTTTTTATTTCATTGTTGGCCAATAACTCCCAACTTTTAACTTGAAAACTATCAGCTGCACTGATGTTTTCTAAAGCAGCATAGTATCTTTGCTTGTAATTAATTATAGTACCTTTGAGGTAATCTACTCCGGGCGACCACTCAGTTATTTCGTCGCTGCTGTAAATGTAGCCTGGCAATTCTAAACTGCCGTTCCATTGACTGGTTTTTGCGCCGACCATTTTAATTCTATATTGTCTATTTCCAGATTCTGGAAGATAAATTACGTCCCTGAAAACAGTAACATTATCTAGAATTAAAATATGTTCGTACTGCACTAGATTTAGTTCAGCGAATCCAATTGTTTGATTTGATATTGCACGAACAACAAATTCGTTGGTATCTCTAACAATTGTAAAGTTATTTTTCACAATTGGTTTGTAATTCACATCCATTAGCCTACTACCAGTTGGCGTATTAACTATCTCGTCAACCTGTGAATTGGAACTAGTAATTTTCAACGTGTCGGATATAGGGCTGAGAACTATAATGTTTCCAGATTTCCAACCTTGGCTAGTCCAATATAAAAATTCTTTGGCGCTTAACACCCAATTTTTAACTTCGTTCAGTAAGTTTTCTCTATCATCAAATGTGAATCCTTGAGATAAGAGGTACCTTTGGTAACTAATTAAAAAGTCAACAACTTGCTGTGTTGTACTATATTCAAATCCATAAGGAATAGTTTGTACAATTCTTCTTGAATCTTTAAACACAGTAGCAGACTTACCACTTACATTTATTTTGTAAGCATTGTTATTTTCTAAACTAGGAATAATCCTGAAATAAGGATCATTGGTATTATATCCACTCACTGTATATCCATTTGCAGTTTTTTCCACAATTACAGCAGAATAAACTATTTTTGCAAGAGGTGCTCCTTTGTATAATTCAATAGAATAATTTTCGTCAGGAATAATGATGCTGTCATTGATACTGCTTGGGCTAACCTGTTCAGCTAGTAATTCTAAGAATTTTTTATCTGAATACCCTGCCATCTTGTAGCATAACTGAACTGATATGTTATTCAATATGTTTTTGACATAATCACTGGCATCGCTTATGCCAGTATTTTTTACATAATCTCTTATCCAGTTCACATAACCTGCACTTCGATTTATTGTGCCGCTGGAATCAGTGTAACCGTTGACTCTTATGCTGGTTGGTTGTAAGTGCTTGTTATTGTCAACATCTAAAAATTGGCCAAGCACATCATTTCTATAGTATTTTTTTACATCAGACAATAATGAAAAATAACGTGCTGGTTTACCAATTGCTAAGGCATATTGAACAGCATATGGAAAATCACTGCTTCTACGCCAACTTAATTCAGTTGGTCCAATATCGCCAACTGCATAACTGGTATTTGCTTTGTCGCTTGAAAAATCTGTTACCAAAAATTCCGAAGGGGGTCTTAGATTTCCGCTGTCATCGACTGGAATAATTGAGGTAAGTCCTGGGCGACTATACCTTAGATCAATGCCGGCACGAGCTCCGCTGTGAATGTATCCTGATTCTAAATCGCTCCAGAGTACAAAGTTCCCGCCGGTATAAGGAGCAGGTCCATACCTATCATTCCAATAGTCGGGCTTTTGACTAAATCCTAACATTTCCCAGGGATGAGTATGTGGGCGATCTGTATCAAAGAAATATCTGAATACACTACGCCAAGTACCTGGTAAATTTTCTGCGTTAACAACATCTTTGAATTTTTTGTAATTCCATGTAAAAGCATCTGACGCGGTAAACACATCATTGGTAGTGTAATCAACTCTGTTGGTGCCTACCCATCGTAAAAAACTTTGGCTTAACAAATGGTTGTATTCATTTAGTGTGTAATCTAAGATTCTAAATTTACCTGGAACATAATCGTTGATGTTAAACAAATTAATATCATACTCAACTTTGATATTGTTGTAAATTCTTCTTTCTAGTTCTAATAGAAAGGTATCTCTGTGATCACCAAATGCTGGAGTAATACTACCGTCATGTCCTTGAATTACCTGTATTGGTGTTTGATAGGTATTGTCTAAATAAATTTCTGGAACAAATTTTGGGTACAATCCCAGTTTTGTTGGTGTTTCCGGAACATAACTACCGTCTGTGTTATTGTATTCTACAATCGTTAAAATATCATTATAAAGAAGATTAAATGTATCTTGGATAACCACTGCTGGCCTGGTTTGATCAAAGTAATAATCTTGCTCTTTAACCAGTAATGTTTTTGATGTTACTCCATCTAGTGTGCGTGTAAGATACACAAAAACTGCTTTGTTACTGATAACATTATCTTGAAATATATTGGTAATTTCATAGGATCTTATATCAGTGTCAAAAACTTGGTAACTTGGCAAAGTTACTTTGTCATCGTCTCCGTGCGGAATCATATCACTGTAATACCAAGGAAAACTGTCGTTTTTAACAGCGTTGATGGTGGCCATTATTGCATCAACAGATTCAGACACGTTATTGGTGTCAAGATCGAGGTTAACAGCAAGTTCTAAAAATTTTATTTTAAATTGATTGTATTCTTTAGATGCAAGTCTAATCGAATCAATAAAATTAGCTACAGGATGATTGAGAAATAGACTAGAATATATTATAGGAGCACTTTGTTGCAAAATACTACCACCCCTAGCCGAGTATTTTATATCTCTGATATTACTTTTGCCTGGTACTTCTCCAACAATGTCTAAACTGTTATTTTTGAATTCAATTAAATGATTTCTTACCTGACCTAGTGTTAGTACATCAATATCTAAATTTAGACTGTTCACATCTAAATTTACAGGTATTTGATAAAATGCTGTATCTGACACAGCAGTTTTATTATAGATGCTAATAAAAATAACATCATTTACTGTCAGTAAAGAAGGATCTATTAGAATAGCCAATTTATCAACAGCTTTTGTTATTGCAAATTTACCAACTGCTACTGGTTTGTTATTGATCACAACTTTGATATTAGGAATTTCTACGCTGATGTCTGGTAGAATATCTACTGGAAATAAGTTTGTAGATCCGTCATAAACAAAATTAAAAATTTGATATTGTTTGCTAAAATTGTTATTAATTACCCAATTGTTAGTTCTAGTACTTGTAGATCTAGATAGATTTTTTTGTAAAAATCCAGTATTGATGTTGACAGTCTGAGCTATACCTCCTAATAAGAAATAGGTAAAAGTATCTAGGTTGAAATTGTTTTCAAATTCTATGTCTCCTTGAGTTAGCAAATTTTTATAACTAACCGGAAAACCTAATACACTGTCGTTGCTTCCTGTTCCTTCTTTGTAGGAAAATATTTTGGTGCCCAAAAACTGTGAACCGTTATAAACTGAAAAGTCGCTAAAACTGACACCATCACTGTTGATTACGTCAAACAAAGGAGGTTGGTTGACTGACGTTTTTTGTTGGCTTTCTATCCAATTGGTGCCATTGAAATGCCATTGTTTCTGTCCGTTTACACCGCTATTGACCACAATGGTGTGGCCTTCACTGACTAGAGCATCATTGGCTTCTTCAATATAGGCTCTATAAATTGATGTAACTGGTGAGGGAGTAGATGCCTCTACTATTGAAAACGTAAAAATTTTATTTCTGACCTCAAGATTTTCATCTTGACTGAAAATAATCCTGTCACCGTGCGTTAATGTAAGAGACTGAACATCTGTGGCCGAACCAGTACCAGCGGTTGTTCCGGTGGCTGTGAATCTTACTTTGTATGCTGTGCCGGTAGTGCCCGTTTCTATTCCAGTGGCTGTAAATACAGTGCCAGCAATACTGCTTGCTGCACCAATTGAAGTCCAATTAGTATTTCCTACCATGGCAATAATATATTGACTTCCTATTTCTAAACCAGCTGCAGAAATCAAAGATGCACCAACTGTGGACCAGTTGCTAGTTCCTAATGTAGTGATATCATAGGTTCTTCCTACAACAAGGTCTGACGAATTTCTAATTAAACTTATAGTGAGTTCAGTGGGTGGATCTGGCGGACCTGCCACAATAACACCTTGCACTTGTGTGTAAGCATTTGTAATCAAGTCGTCTAATATGTCAACTGGTGCTTTGGCTTCAGTTCCAAAATTAAATAATTGAATGTTTGGATAAAATTCTAAAATTGGTCGCTGTGCTCTATAACTTTGATTTAGGATCAAATCCGTATTATTGTATTCAGCTGTTTTTTCAATTACATTTACATGAAACCATCTATTGCTTCTTGACCAACCATTTAAATCAATACTACTTCTATTAATAGTAATGTAATCAAGAGATGCCAAGTTATTATTGTTATCTTCAGGGACTACCAAGTCAGCTTCTGCTATCAACTTGATTGAGTCGCCTACTCCTTCTACATAAAAAGTTTTATTTGCGTAAGATTCAGTAGCAGTAGAATCAAATTGTATTTTGAGACCATTGGTAAAAACTACGCCGTTTGGACTAACATAATTCTTTTGACCAATTATATCTAAATCAGGATCAATTTCTGCCAATTCTAAATCAACCAATTGAATACCTCCAACTGCTTGATCAGTTTGATCGCTTTGGTAATATAAAAAACTTAGAGGGGCTGTAATCTGAGGAACTTCGTAATAAACATCTAATCTACTGTAGAATTCTTTACCAGCATTGGCAGCACCTGAAATTACTCTAACCTTTTGTTCATTTAATACTGTGGTTTTTCTAGTTAGGTAGATTCTTGGTTTATCATCCTCGTCGTTGTATACTGAAATTTGATAAACATCGTTTCTTTCATTAAACGGTATTAATACGTCTTGATCTAAGTAAATTACATCATTTAAAACTCTAGCTGTATCGTGCCAGAAGACATCGTCTATGAAAGCAGTATTAACAAAGATTAAACTGGCTCCATTTAGAGAAAACGTAGGACCATCAATTCCTCCCAGTAGGGTTTCAAGATCACTCAATAAACAACCTTGTAAAGACTGATAGCTGTGATCAGTAGCATAATCTACAGTGTCAATTATTCTCATGTTAGTCCAATTAACTTGAGAATCTGCCAATGGTACCTGGAATATTACACTTCCTACATCTTTGCCGTTATCAGTAACACCAAACACTGATCTAGTAGACAAGTTAGGCGCATTTATATCAGCGCCTAACGACCCAGGGCCAGATTGTATGTAAAATTTATTTCCTGGTTCATTGATTTGAAACACATATCGTCCGCCCCTGGCCAATGTAATAATTGGATTTGGAGCTTGATTGAACCCGCTGAATTTATAGGTTTTTGATACAGAATCATATGTCACATCAAAAGTTTGCTGTAACGGAACTGTGCTTGCTGTCACTGTAACTGTGTCTGGACCGTTAGCTAACCAATAATACTGAGCAAAATTTATTAATTTGTCTAAATCAATTTGAGGATCAAACGAATAATATTCACTATCAAATAAACGTGAATGATTATCACTTAATCCGCCGTAAAAATTTATTTTGTTTAATAGGTCAGTATAGGTTGTAACGAATTCTACATTACCAGTTACCGTATCTTTAATTATAACACTAGGTTCAAGTTGATAATCTTGTCTGTCTTTTGTAGGTTCACTAACATAACTGTCTGTGCTTCTATAAGAAGGTGCTAACTTTCTTCCAATGTATCCGTTTATTCTAGTAAAATCTGGTTCACTTAATAACTGATCAGCGGTAGCGTGTAAGAACTTTCTATTCGTATCTGTTCTAAAAATCTCAGGTAAAAATTGTAAAGTTTTAAAAACAGCCATTTTTTTTCCTATTAACCAGTTATATTCAATTGTGCTGCTGTAATCGCAGGTATTATTTGTACATTATCCACTGTGGCTGCACTTACAAGTATCTCGTCGGGGTCCGCATTTATCTGATATAATGTACCAAATCTACTGTCAGTATTTGATGGAACTATAATAATACTGCTCACGTAAGGTACTAACGCAGTATGTAAATATGCGCTCAACTCACTGAAGTAAAATGTTTCGCCAAAGTCCCAGTTGTTAATGTCGAAGTATGTGTTAATGGCCGCGATAACTTGGCTTTTGACTTCGTTGTCACTTATTGTGAGATTTGGATTTTTGATCACTTTAAAAGTGGCTCGTAGTGCGGCGTCTGCTTTGTTACCAAATAATGGTTTAAACACCGCAGGATTATATATTATACTATCACTAATAGTCTTAAGTGCTTCAATTGACCCAAACTCTGTTTTAAGCTCTGCAATTGAAGGCGCTGTAGGTTTACTTACTTTGTTACTTGTGTCAGACAAATAAGCAAAATAATCATTAGAATATGTTTTAGTAAGAATATAAAAATCAATCAGATTGTTAGGACTAGGATCAATTCTTCTATTATTGGGTGCGTTGTGTTTGTATTGAAACTTTAAATTTTGTCTTCCTACTCTAGCAATGTAATTAGATACTACTGTCAATGAGCTTCCTGTAGACTGGTAAAATGTAGGTCCATTTTCAGCTGGGACAGCCGCATCGCCAAGACTTGCATAAAAAATAGTTCCGGCTGCATACAAAGAAATATTATTTAAAATATCTGTTTTGGTTTGAAATGTACCAACAATTTGCGTTTGATCCACTGGATCGTATCGTAAAAAATTATATTGATCAACAGATTCAATAAAGTAAACGTTTTTATTTTCAGGATTAACAGATGGATCAACTAATTCTAAAAATAAATCAGGATCGTCGGGTACCTCATCTAAATTGTCATCTGGAAAAGTTATTTTAATTTTTCTGTTATCATCAATTCCATCTGCCCCTATAGCTCTATTCCAAATTCTATAGGTTTGACTGTAAAAAAGTGCGTTGCTAGAGTCCGGCTCGGTATTAATTCTTAGAACTTTAATAAAATCAACTAACGTGGTTGCAGTCCTACTGTCGTACACTCGTACATCGGGATCAAAGTAAAATCTTGTCTCTCTTTCACTTTGAAAATAATAATCTATACCTCTACTAATAGCAGTGTATTCACCATTGGCAAACGATAAACTAATAAACCAGCTGTTGTCTGCACCAGTTCCAGCAGTGCTGCCGGCGTTTGTTAAACTAAAACTACCTGAACCAAGATTTTGACTTTCAATAATTGTCCATGTCATGGTAGGTATATCGTATCTTAGTCCAAATGTTTTGTAACTTAAAATTTGTAAAATAATACTGTTAATCAATGACTCTGGCCAGTCGTTCGCAAAAACGGGAATAATTTCACTTACAATTGCTCCAGTAGGCACAATCACACTTAGTGTGGCTGTAGATGATAACCCTGGATTGTTGTAGTCTATAATGCTGGCCCACAAACTTGTACGTTGATATTCTGTTTCTGGTGTCCCAGATTGTAATTGATTCTGTGCATCAAAATATTTTCCAGCTGGTGCAATAAATTTCACCAAACTACCTTGAACTAAAAATGTATAGTTAGGACTTGTAAAAGTACCCGAACTACGTCCAGAACTGGCAGAAGTTTGTGTCCATACACCCACTGTCGCCACAGTTCCTGTCCCAGTGCCCACGGCTGTGGCTTTGAAAATAGTGCCAACTGTGTTTGATGATGCTCCAAAACTTGTAAAATTGGTTGATCCTACACTTATGATTTTGTAGGTTGTTCCAACTACCATGCTTGTGGCCACAATAGTAGATCCTAGCGGACTGTTTCTAGTAGCAGTATTATAATATAAATGTCGCGTAGTGATACTTGAAATTAAAGGTTGAAGCGTGTTCCTAACAATAGCGTTTACTTCTGTTGTGCTAGTAAACTGAAATACTTCTGTTTCTTCATAATCTTCTCGATAGATTACACCATCTTCAGCAAAAATATTTGTACTTGAATATTTTCCAGTTGCGTCTATAACATCAAGATATCTACTTACTCCCGAACTGGTCCTATTAGTTGCCTTTAATTTTAATATATTACTAAAGGTTGTAAATGGCAAAACATTGTAGTCTTCGCCAGTGACCATGCGATTTTGTGTATAATACTGTTGAGGTGCTTTTGTTCTAATTTCATCAAGACTTTCTCTTGAGATCGCATTAGTTACTGTATATTGTAAACTAGCTCTAACAGTCAATGTTTCTGCTCGACCAGTTCTGCCTCTGTAAGGTAGAACTATTGTTATTCCTGACATTTCGTCTGGTGTAATTTTGTAAGTTAAGTTGTTACTGGTTCGATAGTAAACTCTGAAGCTGCCTACTGGAATATTTGTAAACGAGCCGTCGCCAAAAACTAAATCAATTTGATCATTTGCTCTTGATGCTACGCTATAAAGATTTCGTTGGTCGGTATTGTTATAAATGACATTTATTCCATTCACAGCAGGAACTTGCGTCCAGAGTGTGTCCAAGTTTCCGCTTGATGTTAAACTATATAACCAAACATCGGTGTTATTAATATTATCAAAATTTACGTTAACAATACGATTTGACAAACTTTCAGTAATATTAAAATCTAATGAATTAAGCGCACCTTGTTTAAAATAGAAAAAATATCCAGTATTGTTACTTGAATTACCTTGATTGTCGTTTCTGTATAAAATATTAAACGAAGCAGATGTACTTGGTTCTGCCTCATAAATGTATTCCTGATTTAACGATGTAGCACTTACTGCTTCAAAGGGATAGGTCACACCAGCAATGCTGGTTGTAAATGGGTAAGTTGGTGTAATACCTGCTACAATATCTACAGCATATTCATCTGTTTTTATGCCATTGAGATTTTTTGTTGCTCCTGGTTTGCCAACTGCCTGATTAGCTACCAGTGCAGCATTAATAATTGCAGTAAATTGCTCTAACCAGTTTTCATTTGTGCTATCATTCCAGGTAATAATAACATTACTCAAGTTGATGCCGGTGCTGTCAAACAATGTTTCTGTTGTGCTTACACTGTCAAATTTTAAAAATCCAGAAGCAGGTGTACTTCTTTTTGGGTTGTAACTAACTAATCTTGCTAGTTTTAATATGCTGTCTCTACGCTCTGCAGTATCTAAGAAATTTTCTCTGGCATTTAGATCAGCTCTAAATGCTAAACTTTGACCTAGAAAAGCTAAAAGATCAATGAGTGCAATGTATTCAGAACTGTCTGTAAAATCATTGAAATCTTCTGGATAATAGGTACGTAAGTATTCAATCATTGACTTACGTAAAGTTTCATAATCAAAACTTTGAAAATCAGCTTCTCTGAAAGTTTGATAAACTTTGGTCCAATCTTGTTGGACTAATAAACTTGTTTGTCTTGTAGTTATAGCCATACTTTATACCCGTATTTTGTATTTATCGAAATAATAAAGTGGTACTTTTAAACGGCTATCACAGAGTTCAATTCTTTGTTAAATTGAAGAGTGAGTACGTCACTTAGATCATCGGGCAAAAATGTCATTTCAACTTGAATCTGTAAACCGTATTCAAATTGATCAATTAGTATATTGTCCACTCTTACCCTAGGATCATAATTTACAACTCGTTGAATATCCTCGACAACCAATGCTTTGACGTCAGCGGTTAAGGGCTCAAACAAAATGTTCCAGATTATACTGCCAAATTCTGGATTCATTAATTTTTCGCCTTTTCTAATGGCAAAATTATTGAGCAAGTCGCGCTTAATTAACTCTAAATCAGTTAGTCTAAACTTTTTGAGCTTGTCAATAGTGCTAAAACCTCGGTATCTAGTAATGGCCATGTTTGTATTTATTCTGGGGTATCTGCACCAAGGGTGCCAATAGCGTAACGTCCGCCGTTAAAATATATGTGCCCGGGGCGTCCTTGACTGTCTAAAGGTTGCCCGGTATTTCGCCAAACATTTGCCTTGGTGGCTATAGAATAGTTTTCTAAATTGATTGTGCCATCTGGTTTGCGAGGATTTTGATTGAGAGCTGGATTGCCTAGATCTTGATATTGATAGGCCAGTGCCAACATACCAGCTATAGTTTCTTTACTGTCGCCATCTCTTATGGCACCTGCTTTGATAAGTTCTCTATACTGCTCTTGCATAAAATCATTCATTATAGCGTCTTGCACTTCTGCAGCAGACACAAAAACATCATTAGTATCTACTCCATCTTTAGCTGCCCATGTACCATCTGCTTTTTTGTATCCGTATCTAGTCAACAACCACTCTGATGTCTGATACTTTCCTAATTTTAAAGGGGAAATAGTAAAAGTTACATCGCCGCTTACTGTATGATTACTCCCTAACATTATTTGATTGTTAGTTAAAAATGCTGTTCCGGTGCCGTTTCCTGCAGCATTGGCTACGAATGTGTTTCCAATTATCACATTAGCAACATTGCCCGGCAATCCAAATAGTGTAAAATTAGTAGTACCAATACTGGTAATAGTGTACGTAAAGCCAGGAACAAAATTGCCCGAGGTAATGTTGCCTCCTACAGATTTTTGGATGACCATGGTATTGCTGCCAAATCTTCCGGTACTAGGACTACGAATGTTAGCTACCATGCCTAATTGTATATCTCTGTGATCGGAGTTGGTAATAATCAATGTGGCCACGTTTGCAAAGTATGTGTTTGCATGTGAAACCACAGTATTGGCGTTTATATTGGCAGTAAACGGTCCCAGTTGCGGAACTCCAATTCCAACCAGGTTGGCGTTTATGTTGCTTTCAATGTTGCTTATTTGAACCTGTATACACTTGGTTTCAAATTTTGTAAGAGTTTCAATGTTGGGTTTAAATTTTTCTAAACCAATTCCTCTAGGCGACGACACATTGGCCAATACTTCACGATTGGCAGGATTGATTACCGTAAAATTACTTGCACTTGTTATACCGGCATTAGACATTATGTTTTTCCTGGCGTCTGTGGTTTGGGTGCAACAATTTTACCGCTGTTTTTTTTGAGTTTGCCGGTTTGCCTGGTCCACGGTTCGTGAGTGGGTGCAAACGGTGATAAACTTTCAAACAAGGTACTTGATGTTTTCCACAGTTTTGTGTTGTTGTTCCGCTTTTTATTCCAACGTTGCCTGCATTGAGAGCATAATTTTTTGTTGCAGTAAGTTGATAATGTTGGGTTTCGTTTAAAAAATATTTGTTTGCAGATACTTTGATCGAATTGCCGCTGGTAATATTCACGTTGTTGTCTGCGTGTAAATTTAAATCTTGCTGTGCTCTAATACTAACATTGCTATTACTAAAAACGTTTACACTACCATCTGGCGTCAATTCAACCCACGCTGTTCCCTTACTATTGCTGATATAAATTAAATCTTCTGTGTCATGCATCAAGATTTGATGACCACTGCTGCTTCGTAGTCTTAACAATCTGCTTTGACCATAAATGTCACCGTCATCCATTACCAGCGAGTGGCCGCCTTTTCTGTTAGGGAAGGTTTGCACTGTGGATATGCTTAAACTTTGGTTTTTTAGCAGCTCATCTAGGTTAGGAAAATCAGTTGTGTCGGGACTTGTTCTTCCTGGACTACTTAAACCAATCACTTGGCTTGGAGTTTCTCTTTGACTGCTACTTGTAATAGTACCACGCACAGGATCCCGGTCAAGTCCTTGTTCAATAACAATGTTAGCTTGCCATGTATGAACAACTTTCGGAAGGTCGTAAAATTTTGGATCATTGTCTACTGAAAAATTCTCAGATACCAGTTCAGCTGTGGGAAGATAACTTGTGCTGGAAATTCTACCTTTTCCGAATGTAGAATCGTCATTAATTTTGCCAGTGATTGTGTTACCAAACGGTCTTGCCAACCCAGGTATCATGTGTGTTGTCTGCATGTTAGGAACACAAGCAAACCAATATCCCCTGGTAGGGTCACCCATAACAAAAGTTATTAAAACAAAGTTTCCTACATCAGGAGGTACTGCCCAAAATCCATATGTTTGTTGCGAGAATGCAAAATTGTTTGGATCTGCGGACCCTGGCAGTCCTAGAGTACTTCCTAAAAACGGACTAGCATACCTAACAATAAACCATTTACTAGAATCATCTTCATCACCACCTATGTCGGGCACAAACACAGCCAAACGTCCCAGTCTGGCAGGATCAGCATTGTTCTTGATAATTGCTAAAAACGGTCCAGGATCTAGTTTGACAGAAGCACCGCCTTGCCAGCCACCGCCGGCCCAGTCTGGTATTTTTACTCCAAGTTGTTTATTTGTTGGCATTAGGATTCTGCTCCCGACTGAGTTGATATTCTCTGTCTGCCAGAGTAATCACTACTTTGATTATTTACAGGTTGAGTAGAGGCTGTGGAAGCTTTTGGTAACTCATCGGGCATCCTAATTAAATCTAGTGTCTGTGTAAATTGTCCTCGATTAAAATCACTTTGCACTGTCAAAACTTTGTAAATGCCGCTAAATGATCCATCTGTTTTTCTACCGTTACTCAAAATTTCTTGTTTGTTTTGAATACCAATGCTGTCATCTATGTCTATGGCATTTTTAAAATTTAGTTTGACGTAAACTTGTTCGCTATCAAACAATATTTGGCCGGCAGTTGGTCCATCTCGCACTATGGGCGTGATTCCTCTATTAGCAATCAACTGTTGGTATTCTTCTGATCTAGGATTATAATAGATATCATCTTGCTTTATAAAATCTGGATCACCTATTATTTGTATTTTTATGTTGAGATTGTCGCCGCGAGATTTTGTATAAATGCTATTTTTTAAGTCGCCTACGAGTTTTTCTTCAGGATTAGTAGCAGTATTCATACCAGTGGCATTTATATTATACCCGTTTACTTCGGTGGTTTGTGGTACAACTGTGCCTGTTGATTCTGTTCTAGGTTGCTGCAAATTTGCAGGATTGTTAGGATCATTGGGATCACTGGTTCTATTAGTGCCTCCCCTGGCTACTTGTTCTCTGTAGGTAGAAATTTGTGTGTAATAAGCGGTATCAAAATCAATATCGACACGAGTAATATCCTGATTTTTACCTGTATACAAATAGTTGTATTCTCTTACCACCTGCCTTTCTACATCATTGCCTTTAGTTTTAGGAAAGTTTGGATGATACGCATTTGCTGTTGTATAAGGTAATATAGTATAATTGACCGTCTTGCTGTAATTGTTTCTTATAATGTCAAAATCTTTTAATTCCACTGTAGGAATAATTTTATACCATTTGATATTTTTTGGGCTGGCTTTGCTATCAGTTCTTTCGGCTCCGTTGGTATATTCTTGATTGGCTTGTTCCTCATCTCTCAATTGATTTTGAACATTGATTTGATTTTTAACATATTCACTTTTGCCTAAAACTTGATCAATGACTTCAATTATACTTGTACCGGCTGCAATATTATAGGCTTCAACGTTTTTCAATCCTGAATCTGCAGTTTGGTGAACACCTTTGTTACGATCTCCCATTGTTGAATTTGTGCTTTGTGTGCGTTTAACGTCAACGATGTTAGAATCAGCTATTTCTTTGGGCATAACAAAACTGATTTTAGTGGGAGGAAATTGAGTAATTTTGGCTTTACTTGCCACTTCTTCCATGTATCTATTGTAAGCTGCGGTATAGCTTCCAGTGTTATATATAATTGCAGCTTTTTTTGATTTACTATATTCTGCTATTTCTGCTGCGGTGGGAGACTTTCCTACTTGATAACTTGAAGTCACTTGAGGGTTTTGCGTTATCCATTTTTGAATGTCTGCTTCTAGTCTCTCTTCTTGGGCTTTTAATTCTCCTGCGAACAGTTGGGCTTGGTCGTCGCTATTAGAAAAAAAGTCGCCTACAGTTTTAGCATCAACATTCAATACGACTGGAGTAGGAGCAGTTGTTTGATCAAATGCGCTGTGATTGAACGGAATAGCCCGACAGGAATAGGTGCTACCACTTGCACTAGGCTTGATCTTCATTTCTATAAACTTGATTGCTATCCTTTTTCTGTCAATTAAATTGTCTGTCCTGTTGAATTTAGACAACATGTCATCCGTTGGACTGGCTAGTAAATCTATTTGCAGTAGATAAGGTTGTGTTGCGTAGTTAGGATTACGATCTTCTGAAGTTTCACAAGCACTTAGCAATCTATCTAAGAGACTTAGTCCGTAAGGTTCTGTGATAGTAAACGTTATGTCTATGGCGTTACTAGCTTTGTTTTTTGCGTTCAACCCCACAATGGTTTGAATTGACAAGTTGTCAATAAAAAAATCCGTACGAAAATCTGGATGTCTTACTGTGTCTGTATCACTAGTGCCTTTTCCTTTGGAATAACCTCCTGAGCTACTTATCAATGCTTGTTTAGGTGTAAACTTACTAGGGTTAGCTGAAAGCGTGTTGTAATCTTTACTGGTCAAGAAAAATAAAGTTATTCTATAGGTATAACTTGTGTAGGCATGCAGTTTGTTGAAAGGTTTTTTCTCTGCAGGCTTTGAAGTAAACGAAGATGTATTGCCTGAAGAGCCTGCACTTACTACCGAACTGCTTTTGTTGGTGCTAGCCGTATCACCGCTGAAATTAGCTTCTGAGGCCATCTGTTACACCCCTAGTTCTTGTTTGAGTGTGTCTATTTTAGGTATGTAGATTCTGGTGCCAGCAACAAAATCACGCAAAGGGTCAACTAGTGTATTAGGATTGCGTTGTGCAAACACCCACCATAAAGAGCTGGTACCATAAAGGTCAGCTGCTAAAAGATCTGGTCTAAATTCGTACACACTGTCAATCTCGTACAAAACATCATCGGGCAGTTTTGATATAGGACGATTGGTCATTACATCCAAGAAGTCTCCGAAGCTGTTTGTTTGGTAATAGGGACTTGAGGGCTGATAATTTACTCGAGCCATTATAGATAACCTCCCGGATATGGATTGTTCTTGCCAACTATCAGACCGCCACGACCAAACTCTTTGTAATCAAAGTCAATGGCTTGCGATCTACTGATTACCGGCTGTAATGTTAGGCTAAACGTGCTTATTGTGGGCACTCGATTGAAAGCATTGTTCACAGTGGTTTGATCTATTGTTATACTGTTTGTTTGCCCAGGTGAAGCAAAATATGTTGAAGCGGTTTGAACTTGCTTGGTAGTAGTAGACTGAGGAGTCATAACTTCTATATAGTCAACATCACCGGGCATGGTGTGTTGAAAACCAGTTACAACACATGGTACATTTGGTAAATAGTGTTGCCCATAACCATTTAAATACACAATCGGCGGAGGACTGCCCTGATATTCACCTGAGGCGCCGTAAAACATTTTTGTACAAGCTCTAAAAAAGTATAATGCTGCTAAAAAATATTTTCCTTCTTCTACGTTTTGAACTGTAAAGTCTCCATTAATACTAATAGCTGCCACGGAACTTGATTCATAAAAATATTGAGCGTAATTTGAATGTGTTAATGGAACCGAGGAATAGTTTGCAGAATGCGATACTGTCACAGTTGGCACATAAGGAAATATGAAACCATCAGTTGATCTTAGAGGTGCTAAAAGACCGGTGGACCCAGAATCCCAATATAAAATTTTACTACTAGGATTTATGCTAACTCTCACACGCCAGTCATTATCTGTATCATTAGAGCCAAATTGCACAGCAGGATTTTGGGTAAATGCTTTGGGCACAGCACGACCACCTGGTAACAAACCTGCAAGACTTCTTCTAATGTTGGCAGGTATAAACCCGCCGCTGGTTGATGTAAAATTACCATTATTTGGGATTATACCTTGAGCAGAGCCGGCTACTCTACTTGCAGGTCCATTGGCTAGCGACCGTAATGAACCGCCGAGGTTAGTTAGTATTTGCGTGACTTTTGGCATATAATTGTTCTTGCTTTTTTATTATTTATTTGCTAAATTAACTGAGTATTTAAAGGAATCAAATGAAACACAACTATCTAAACAACAGAGACATTTTAAAAGAAATACACAAAAGCAAACTCACG